CAGGGCAGATGTAAAGCAAAATATCATTATGGCTTATTTTATAATAATGAATTAGTAAGTCTGATGACTTTCGGACATACAAGACAACAAAGAAAATACAACAAAGACTATAATAATACATATGAGTTATTAAGATTCTGTAATAAGTTGAACACCAATGTTATTGGTGGTGCAAGTAAATTATTAAAACATTTTATTGATGATATAAAACCAAATGGAATAATAACATATGCGGATAAAAGATGGTCTGTTGGTAATTTATATGAAACTTTAGGTTTTGTTCACACACATGACAGTAGACCAAATTATTTCTACATATTTGGACAAAAACGTGAAAACCGTTTTACATATAGAAAAGGACAACTGATTAAACAAGGTTTTGATAAAAATAAAACCGAACACGAAATAATGTTAGAAAGAGGAATCTATAGAATTTATGATTGCGGAACAATGGTTTATAAATGGAAATTTAAGTAAAATTAACAAATAACTTTTGGGTTATTGAAATATAAAACCTATATTTGTAATATAAAACTTTAAAATGTAAAAATTATGTTGAATAGTAAAAAAATGGAGGATAGCCAAAACATCGGTGTTGTGTACGACATTTCTCTTGATGGCACAGTAGTAAATGCCCTTGGGATGAATGTTATGAGCAACACCGATGGCTGAATGGCTTCAATTTCCAAATGCCAAAAGAGTTTAGGTATACAAAGGAACATCCTTACATTGGCAATGGATTAAATCGTCTTGTAAAAGAGGGTAAGGAATATATTGACGAATGGGGTGACATTATGGAGTTCAATGACTTGTTTATGAGGAACAAAATGGGCTTGGATGAAGATGAGGTTATTCCTGCAAACATTACTTGTGCAAGAAAGAACTATCTTGACCTTTTGGATAATGGTGAGGTTAAAATGGTTGGTAACACCCTTAAATCAAAGAAAATGCCAATCTATATTGAAAAATTCATTGCAAAGGCAGCAGAATTATTGCTTCATAACAAAGGAAAGGAATTTATTGAATACTATTATGATTACATTGAGAAAATTTATAATATGCAAATCCCATTAAAGGATATTGCATCCGTTGGAAAGATTAAGACAAGTATAAAGGAATATAAAGAGGGTTGTAAACAACTTACGGCTGCCGGTTCTAAAAAAGCAAGACAAGCGTGGTATGAACTTGCCATTAAAGAGAATATGAATGTAAATATGGGTGATGCCATATATTATATCAACACAGGTAAGAAAAAAGGTGATTCTGATGTCAAACGCATAACAAAATTCTATTATATGAATAATGGTGAAAAAATAGATTATGCTGTTGATGAAAAAGGAGAAAAAATGTTAGATAGAAGAGGAAACGTGATTTCATTGACAAAATATTTGGAAAAACAATTTAACCTGTATAAAAAAGAACATAAAGGTACAAAAACTAAAATATATGAATTTGGTAAAACATTATTTCCAAACCTTGAAGAAGACGATATCGTTATTTTCAATTGTGTCTTACTAACTAATGATTTGGTTGAAGACGAGGAAGACCATTTCTGTGATGAAGATTTTGAATATAACGTTGATAAATACATTGAAATGTTCAATAAACGTATCAGACCATTACTTGTTGTATTTGATAGAAATATTAGAACATATGTTAATGAAAAGGGAAAAGAAGTTGATAATATACTGATAACAAATCCGAAAGATAGAAAAACTTTTACGGAAGAAGAAACTAAACTTGTCAGTGGACAACCTTTTAATGAAACAGACCAAGATACATATGAACAACTCATGACAATGGAAGATAAGGAGATACGTTTTTGGCTTTCAATTGATAAAGTACCGACATATATTGAATACATTGACGGTATGGATTGGGAAAAGATTAAAGAAGAATATCTTTCAAGACAAGAAGAAATGAAACAAGACGGTATTAAACAAGAGATTGAACAATATAATAAGATTATAGAAAATTTAACTCAAAATGATGTAACCGAACTTGTCGAAGATGGAATATTACCGGAAAAATTACTCTCAATTATTGATGAAAATTTCCAAACCGGTACTTTTAAGTCAAAAAAATGGGGTATAAAACTTGGTACAATTTATGATATAATTGACAAGGATTTCAATAAAACCGAAGAAATTGAAGAATAAAAAAAAATGGTGATATGCTATAACATATCACCCTTTTTATTTTATGAACGTTATTGAAAACTATTAAAGAACTAACAATACAGTAATAAGTGCTGCCACAACACCAAATCCACAACCTATCAAAACTTGTTTAGTATTAAATTTGCGCTGTACGCCACCGTGGAAGAAAACAATTTTCAAAATCTCTGCTGCAATGGAGAAACCGATACCGGCAAGTCCAGCAAGTGCAAAATTGTTAATGAAGACAATAGATGTTCCAATCCACACTTCTTGCATAACAGCCATAACTGCTGCCACAACTGCAAGAATAACATTAAAATAAACGCTTTGTAAAAATTTCATAATTGTTTTGTTTTTGTTTTGAAAATTATTAAAATATGTATATAACATATAATATAAATATGTTTCAAAAACAAGAAAAATGGGTGATTAAAACCACCCATTGTTAATTTGTTTCTTTATGTTTTAATATTCTCCACAATCTATTGTTTTACTGAAATATAAACCATTCTCACTGACGGTCAACGCATTACCTTCATTACCTGTTTTTGTTGTATCAAGTTTTACAGATACCGTTTGTTTATTATTTTCTTTTTCTGTAATGTCAATACCATTACCAGCAACAACCTCAGTTAAAGTATCCGCTTTATCTGCCTTATTTTGTTGAAGGTTGTTTAATGTTTGATTAGTCTGATTTTTAAAAGTATTATATTCAGCAGTTAAATTATTAAGGTCACTTTTATCTGCCTTTCTTGTTTCAAGGTCATTTAATGCAGCAGAAGTAACCAAACCAAATTCATCCAATAATGCTTGTAAAGAATCAAGAGCATCTTTAATACCAGTAAGTTTTAAACCATTTTCACTTACAGTGATATATTCGTCAGATTCATCGTCAACCTTAATAGATACTTCACCAGAAGGACTTACTTGCAAACCGTCCTTAAATTCACTTTCTGCCAAGAATTTACTTACATCAATCTTAACCAATGAATAAGCACCATTTGCTAATTGATATACAAAATTCAAACTCTGTGAATTAATTGGCTCATATAATGCTTTGTCTTCATTAGAAAGTGCATCATATGCTTCTTGTGTAATGTGTTGTGTATTATCACTGATTAACTGATAAACATATTTTGTAGTTGCACCGGTAGTTGTATTAACAGTGTCAACACCACTTCCAAGATAACTTTCTATTAGTGAACTGTCCTTGTAAATCTTTACAGTATCACCAACTTGTGTATAAACAGTCTGTGCTGTTTCAGCACCTTGATATGATACAACCTTATATGCTTCTTTCACATTTTCATCTGATAATGCTGCAATTTCTTGTGGTGTAAGTGCAACCATCTTATATTTTGAAGCGTTGTCTTGAACAGTTTTTAACGTGGTTGCCAAACTTGCAATTTGGGCTGCTGCATTATTACCTTCAACAGCAACACTTGTAGAAGAACCCGCAATCGGAGTTGTTGCAGCATCAGAAGCCAAACCACTTGTTGCAATTGTAGCAAGAGTAGCAATAATATCACCACCGATAGATTCTACGTCAAAAATAGTAACGCCTGTATCACGTTTAAATGCAAGAATTGATTTTGCATTTGGTGCAGTACCATATGTTGAAGCCCAAAATTCACCATCACCAAGTGTTTGAGCCATTGTAGTAATATAAGCCAGTGCCTGCTCACGTGTTCCAAACAAGGTATCATTTCTTAAAAGTTTTAAAACTTTTTCTCTATTTGCCATTTTAAAAAGTATATTTAATCGTTATTTTCTTATAATTAGTTATTAGTATCATATAATCCGAAATCAATCAGATTACGTAATATATTTTCAATATTTTCGATTCTATTAACCAAACTACTAATATCACCCATTTCCTCAATCTTAGATAATGCTAATGTTGCTTTGTCATAAGCCTCATTAACTCTACTTTCCAAGTTGTTTACCTTTTCTGTAAGTACGGCCACTTGAACCTCAAGTTCATGTTCACTATCCCTTAATTGTGCAATATTGTTTTCATTAGTAGTAATTCTTTCTTTCTGATTCGCCAAATCGGTTTGGTAATCAGCAATTGCAACTTTTATGTTGTTGTTATCTTCTTCTAAGTCTTCAATATCTTGTTTGATTTGTTCGATATCGTCTGTACGGTCTTTAAGGATATTAATAGCCCCCTGTACAGAAGTGGCTTGTTCTCCAAAAAGTGCCAAATGACTATTTGAATCAGAATCAACAAATAAAGAACCATTTTCATTAACTAATAAGTTATGCTCATTGTCGAGAATTGAAACGTTAGCACTTAATACATCACCGTTTTCACTTGTTACTTTTTCAAGAATAATCGGACTATTGGATTTATTTTCTACAGTCCAAGTATTTACCAAATCACTTACTGGTATATTGATACGTTCAGTTGTCGTATCATCCTTCTTGACAATAATAACAATTGATTTTGATTGACTATCATAGAATGCATCTTCAATAATGCCAACTGAATTTAATTCAAATGTTTTTTCGCCATTGCCATCATTAAATGTAATTACGTTGTTTTCTTTATCATAGGAGAATTTTACTGTGGCATATAAACCTTGTGAATCACTCTTGATAATGTTTGTTTCCTCGCCATCAATGGTTTTGATTTTAACCTCTGAACTGAGAACACGTGTCTCTGCATCGGTTTCTTTAACCATTGTCATTTTTACGGTGTCTGTTTCAGTAGTGACAAATTTGTTATCATCAACCTTTGCATTAAGTTCTTGAATTGCATTGCTATTGTTTTGTGCAATTTCTTTGATTTCGTTTTCAACTTCGGTTGCTCTTGTAGTTTCCTCATTAATCTTAGATTGGATATTTGTTTCAGAAACGAACAATTTACCGTTTTCAATACCAATTAAATTATCAGTACTACGTAATTTAACATTAGCAGATAATTTGTCAACTCCACCAGTTACAACAGTTTTTGTAAGGGTAATTGGAGAATTTACGTCATTTTCTACTTCCCATGTATGTATTAAACCATGAATTGGTATAACAAGAGTATTACCGGTTTTAAACGTTATGATAATTTCCTCATTTGCATCATTATACTCTGCACTTTGGAATAACTCAACACCAGGTAATGTTTTAGTTATTGTTTGATTACCAATTGTAACAATAAGTTTATTTGTTGCTGTATCCACGTCAACTGTAATGTTTGCGGATAATCCACCTTCTTTTATGACAATTGAATTGTCACTACTAAGTCTAACATTACCAGTAATCTGTGCTACATTGTTTCTTATATTAACTTCAGTCTGAAGAGTATCTGTTTGTCCACCCTCAACGTCAGTATGTTCACCTAAATCAACTATTTGTACTATTGCATCGTCTTGGAAACGTCCGTCTTTATAACCACTTGTTGTAAAAATAAGTTGGTGTCTTACATCGTCATAAGCAAGATGAGAAGCGGCATAAATACCATCGTCTTTAATACCTATAATATTGTTATTAAAATTAACATTGTCACTCTCGCCATATTTTGATATTTTAACAACACCTACAATTGCTTTTTTACCGCTTGCACTATCAACATAGAAAAGTCTTACACTTTCGCTTTCACCAAGTACAAAATCACTATTAGAAACATTTTCTTGTATATATTGTGATAATTTATCAACTGCGTCTGCAATACTCTCAGCATCACCAATAATACTGTCTCTTACATTTGGTTCATATGTAATTTTATTTTTGATTTTGTTTTCATCATAAGTAAGACCTGTTGCTGATATAATATCATTGATACTTTCAGTTAAACCACTAAACTCACCTTGTGCATTGCTTAATTCTTCTACCTTTTCCTCAATTTTTGCCATATCAAAAGCATAAAAACTGCCAGGAGTATCGTTGGAAGTACCAAAGGCTAATATAACATTTGGTTTAGAAGCATCGTCACCATTTTTATATTTTACAATAAACGGTTCTGCGTCAAGAGAGTTAGGTTTGTAAAAATCGGTAATATATTGCAATGCTTCCTCTCTTGTTTCAAACACGCCATCGTGGTGTAGAATTACTAAATTGTAATCATTATTCTTCATAATATATCATATATTGTTTTATTCCTTATTTTATACTTTATTAGAAAGTGCCAAAATTAAAGTTGAACTTTACTTCGACATCATTGCTTCCGTCTCTACTCTTGAGAGTTAAAATACCGTTTTCCGCATTATAAACAGTGCCTTCTTGTGTTAAAAGTTTACCACTTAAATCTTCAAAATCACCACCAATTTCGTTAATTTTGTCTTCAAGTTCAGTATCTTTTGCCTCACGTTCTTGTTTTTCTGTATTTAATCTTTCTTCAAGTTCGGCATCTTTTTCATTTCTGATTTGTCTTTCGGCTTCGATTGCCTCATTAATTGTTGTAACAGCATTGGCAACGTTATTGTTTATTGTATTAAAACCGTTAGCGACATTTTCATTTATTGAGTTAACTGAATTTACAAGATTTTCATTAACGGTTGCAATATTTGCATCAGTTTGCTGTATGTGACTGTTTAAATCATTGATAGAAGTTTGTAATTCTTCATCTTTTTGTGTGGAACGGGTTATTTCTTGTTCAAGTTTATTCTTAACCTCTTCAATAGAACCACCAATACCGTCAAAATCACTTTCTATTTTTTCAATAACTTTATCATAAATGATATCTGCGACATTTACCAATTCACCTTTAACAACACGATACTCAATGTATTTTGCTTCATAATCTTTGTCCTCTGGTACATCATTATGACAGCCACAAGAGGTATTTACATTATTATCAGTATCATCACTTGTATCATCTTGTCCATTGGCCTCTTTTTTCAAATTAATTACAACAACAGATTCACCGTCAGCAAGTTCTTTCTTTATCCATTCTTTGCCATTCCACTCGTTAGTGAAATATTTTTTAATAAAATTCATATCTTGCCCATCATTTGGCAAAACATATTTGCAATGGCAATCGCATTCACAGTCAATAAGTCCAATATTTACAGAAGTCCATATTGCTTGACCGTTTTTAACGGAAGGCATTAAAACAGTTGAATAAGAACCACCTAATATATTATCACGCTCATTAAAATTATCACCCGTATAATCTTTTACAAGTCTAAGTGACAAATAGTTATCACCGGCCAAAATATCTTGTAATACACTGCTCTTATTGTATGCAAATGCCTTTATATATGCATCACGATATTCATGGTTTGTTGCAGTCCAAAAATAAGCACGTTCTTTAAAATAAAGGAAATCTTTTGCTTCATTAGCATAACCAGAAGGAACAACACTGAAACAATATTTATCAATTCCAGAATTGTCTATCTTATGCCTATGATGACAAGTTCCATATTCCCCACAATAATTCGGATGACATGCAATATCTTTTCCGCAATTACAAGTTTGGTCTGTTACTTCATCGTCATGACAGTCACAACAATCATCATTTTCATCCTCTTTCCAACATTTTGGTGTTTTTAACAATTTACCTGCAAATTTTCCAAGGAATTTATTACTTCTTGTATCATTGTGATTCTTAAAATTATCATTTGGTTCAATTGCATTCAGCATATCATCCCAATCCTCTTTTGTAGGTATTCTCCATTCTGAATGGGTTTCCATCAACTTACATGCAATTTTTTTAACACCCTCATAATTGTAGAGATAACCGTATTCATTTACGTTTTCAATTGTAAGATATCTATCACCTGGTAAAACCTCACCTTTCTTTGGAAGACTTTCATCATTAGTTATATCTACAATTCGTTTAACAGGACGATACTGTCCTGTTTTATAAACAGGTGAAATTCCTGAAGGAGAATTTACAAGTCCTTTTCCAATAAGACTTCCGTCTGTTGCAATTGCTTCATGTTGATTATAATGTGTAACAAAACCACCTATTTCTTGTGTAACACCATTTTTTGTGATTCTTAAAACACCCTCATGTTCATCAAAACCAATAGTTAAATCTTTAAGACAACCTTCTGTAATATTATCAGTAGATAATTTTTCACCATTCATTAGATTAATGACTATTTTGCCATCTTCTAACTCTACTGACTGTATATCTCTTCCCTCTAAAGTGTAAAAATTGTTGTCAACTTCTAAACCCGTAAGTGCGCAATTTTTTGTCACATCACCGTCATATGGTGATTTAAGTTTGAAATATGTAATAGCGTTCATGAAATGAATTTATTCTTTAAATATTATGTTAATAATAAATATCAGACGATTTTGCTAAAATTATAATTTTTCCATATCTCACTGTAATTTAGAGGACATGTATAAAATTTGAAACTTTTAAGCCATCCAATAAAACTTCCACCAAATTCTTTTTCTATAGGCAAAACATATTCTGGTAGTTTCATATAATTTAAATAAACAACTTCAGCCAAACCTTGTGAGCCTCCACCCAAAGATATGTTAAAGGGTACTCCTTCTTGTTTTTCTTGTAAATCATTTAGTAACTTTAAATTTAACATTGGAAGTTCTCTTGAAACTAACACCAATTTACCGTTTACATATATATAAATCTGCATTTTTTCGCTTATCAATGTTTGTGATAAACAGAAAAAGTTTCTAACATAGTTTTTCACTGGTAATATTTTGACATTGATTGTATACCATTTTTTATCTTCTATGACAGGAACCTTAGTAAACTGACTTTCTATTTTATATTTTTCTTCTTCACTCTCACAGTCTTTAACCAAAAATTTATAACCAATTGTACCATCATCTTTTATTTGAAGTGCAAACGCATTCCTATATATGTCTTGCAACACATTATATTCCTTATTTTTAATATCTAATACTTCTTGTATTTTTTTGACATCATAACCACCACAACCTCTATGAAAAAGTGTAAAATAGTTACCAATATTAGGCTTTTTAATATAGTTTAGTATAAACTCGGTATTTTCATCCCATGTGTTTGCCTTTTGTCCTTCACAAGTTCTATCAAACATTAAAAACTTATTGTCTGTTTTGATTTCAACAATGTTTGGCTGATACATATCATAACCGTTTTCGGTTTTCAATTTCATATTTTCATCAATATGTAAATCTCTTTCAATATATTCCTCATCTACATAGTCATTACATTTTTCACAGATTTTATTATCTGTTGTATATTCATCCATGAATGCGGATTCTAAAATTTCCTTCTCCATAATAAGATATTCTTCACTAAAATACTCACTATGTTCATACATGTCAACCATAGATTTAAAATAATAATCATTTAAACCATTTTCTTCATTATATTCGTTATTAACATAATCATTATTGAAAGCACTTTTCAAACACCAATCAAAATTATGGTCTGTCAAATATTTAGTCCACCATTTGTTTTCAGCCCTTGTGCCAATGTAAAAGAATATACCTTTGTTTTCTGGATATATATTATTTAATGTTTCTTTCTCATTTATAAAATCCTCTTTATTTAATACAAATTCAAAGTTCCAACCTTTGTCCAAATTTGTTGGTAACACTTTATATTGTGAACCATCATTTGCGCAAAAAAAGCCTTGAAACCAACCACCATTAAGTTTTGCTACTCTGAAACTATTATTCCACAATTCAAAACTATTACTATAATCATATAATTGTTGATTACCTTGTACTTTTGTTAAAGATAACCTTAAATCATCATCTTTTGGCTTAAAAGTAGTATTTGTAAAAAGTTCAAAAAACTCTTTATTGGTTATTCTGTCTTTTTCGTAGTGCGTTCTACCGTTATCAACAGAAGTAAATCCAAAATTATTAAAAGATAAAGTATTATTATTAATAGCATTTTCCCACACGTATTTAGATTTAGAGTAAATTTCATCAAACCACACACATTCATCATCTGATATATCAATATAAGTTGAAAGGCATTTTTCAGTCAAACCGTCTGATACATCAGTAAACGTATTGTCAATACAAAGTTGAAAATCCCAATAATCATTTTTTACGAGGTCTATTTCAAAAATGTTTCTGTTATGATTTAAGATATTACTCATTTAATTCTTTTTAAAAACCTATTTATTATTATAAATATGTTTAAATACATCTATTAATATGTCAAAAAATATTAAGATTAGTGAAGAACAATATAAATTGCTTCAAGAAACCGATGAAACCTTTACTTATATTGGTGATACTGAAAGCAAACCTTTTGACGGTTATGGCAATATAACGGCAGACGGTAAGATAGACGGTGAAACGGCAGCACCAGAAAAGACAACGGCTGATAAGATTGGTAAAATGCGAAGTGTTGATGGATGGAACAGATACCGTTCTTATGGTAATGTTTACCCCACAACAATGAGAGAACAAGACGAAAGAAATGATTTTTATGATGTTAATGGTTTTCAAAGCAAAGAATTAAATACACTGACAAATGATAATGAAAAAGACAATTTAATAAAGATACCTTATAGTATTGAACGGAAGTTAAATATTCTTTTAGATTCCATAAAAGAATTAAATTTAACACCAAAACAGCAAGGTATTATCTTAAATAAAGTTATTGAAACATTGGACTATGATGCAATACCAAACCAATGGAAAAAAGAATTAATTAATGACCTTAAATAAAATATGTTATGTTACATTTACTTGTAGAAGGAAATAGTGAATTAAAAAATAGGAGTTTCAAAATCCCAAAAGAGGTTAGAGAATTACTTCAGAATACGTTGGATAACTACAATGGTGATAAAACTATTGACGGTTATAAACGTCTCAATAATTTATTGTCAATGGATACAATATCATATCAAGAGATGAAACGTATAAAAAATTTCTTTGATAACTATGGTGGAACAGATAAATCAGCCGAATTTATACTTAATGGTGGCGAACAAATGAAAAATTGGGTTAATAACACACTTAATATGGCAACAACGGCAATACATGATTTTAAACAAGCCAAAAAAGATGCTGGTATTAACAATGCATTTAGAAAACCACACGAAAAAGATAGACAAAATCATAAGAAAAACAAACCAACTGTTGCCAAGTTTAATGTGAGTAACAGAAATATGCTTGATAACAACACAATTACATATGAATCAAAGAAAAGAACTATCTGTATAACAGAGCAACAATCAAAAATGATTAAAGAAGCAATGGATGATACGTTCTCATTAGAGGAATTAAATTCTTTACAGTCATTTAATGCAAGGTTCAAATATTGTACACAGCATCTTGGAAAACACATAGGTAAAGGGTCTTCAAGAGCAACATTTCAAATTGATGACGAAAAAGTACTTAAACTTGCATGGAATCAAAAAGGTGTTGCACAAAATACAGAAGAGGAAAGAGCATATGGTGATGACATTTTTCCACAAGTTTTTCAAAGTGCCGATGATGATACTTGGTTAATATCTGAATTTGTATTACCAGCCAAACCAAAAGATTTTGAATATTGCTTTGGCTTAACATTTAATGAATTTGTTAAATTTATTTATGCATGTGGTGCATACAAATTTAGCAGACGTTACATGTGGAATGCGATGGATGAGGAAAAATATACAGAATTGTTGGATAATAATGAAGACCTTTTGGCATTTGATGATTATATCGGAAATTATGGTTCTATTGTTATCGGTGATATGTGCCGTATATGTAATTATGGTTTGACACAAAGAAACGGTGAAGCACATATTGTTCTTTTAGATTCCGGACTAACAGACTATGTGTGGAATAATTTTTATAGAAGACGTTGAAAATTTTTGTTTATACAATATTTATAATAAAATAAATTAAAAAAAAAAATTACAAATATGCAATCCTGTTTAGAATTTACGTCAATGGACGCTCGTCATATTCAAGAGGCAAGAAGTGATTATCAGAGAAACAATCAATATAGTGCAACACACCCAGACGCTTTAGCAAGTTCCGGTAACGGTAAAGGTACAGGTCATGGTGGACATACACATTGGCTTCCAAATTGTCGTGGGACAATTGGTATTATCAATTATTCAAACTTCGATACTGATATAAGAAGTGGTGCAGGTAATGATTGTGATAATACAGCACGTCAAAAATCTCTGGCACGTAGTCTTTACAACAATGCCAATGAGTATTCACTTCGTCTTGTTGATACTTCATTAAATGTCAGAGAAGGACAGTTTGTTAATAACTACAAACCAAGAACTAAGAGAATTTGTTATACAAATTAAAGTTATAAACAAAAATTATTGAATAACCCTCCTATTTATTGTAATAAGAGGGTTTTTTTAATATATGGAATTATTAGAAAGAATATATAATAGTTTACTTTTAACCGAATCTGTAAGTGTAGATGAAGTTAATGATGCTCTTGACAACCATAAACGTGTCATTATAAATTATCGTTCAAAAGGTGAAGATAAAAATACAGGCGCAAGAGTTATTGAAGTCTATGCTTATGGTTTAACAAAAGCGGGTAATCCTTGTATAAGGGCATTTCAACCCTACGGTGATACAACTTCACGTGTTCCATCTTGGAAATTTTTCAGATTAGATAGGATTATTGAATGGAAACCGACAGAACAAACATTTGACAGACCGGCCGATTTCTATTATAAAAATCTTGGTGATTTTAATCCAAATGGTGATGAAACAATGTCTGTAGTCTATAAAGTGGCAAATTTTGGAAATGACCAAATGCCACAAGCGTCTGTAAACGATGACCCAAAAACAAAAGAAGATGTATATAAAACTGATAGTGAGACGAGAATGGAACGCTTAAAACAACAAGTAAATAATCCAATCAAACTTTCAGATATTAAAATTGGTGATGCATTTAAACAATCAAAGCAAACACCAAAACCAACAGGCGAACCGAAAACAAAAGAGGACGTTTATACAACAAGTAAAACACAACCCTTAACACAAAACAATCCAAATACTACTGAAAAAACACCAGAAGAAAAACAAGATAATTTAGATAGACTACGTAATATTCTAAAAGATAGACAACCCATTTCCCTTAGTGATTTAAATAAAAAAATGAAAGAAGAACCACAAGAAAGAAAATGGCAAGATGTATTTAGTCAAGAGGCTGAAAAAGATTTGGAACAAATGAATAAAAATGATGCAATAAACCAAAGAAGAAGAGATAACCGTTGGCAAAAATCAGCGGATTCACGTCCGTTACATAGAAAAGGTAGTTTGAACAGAATGTAAAAAATTTGATTTTGTATTAAACTCCTATTATAAATTATAAAAGAAAACAAACATATAAGGATATGAACAATACAAGCATTGAACGAATGTTAGAACTTAACACTCGTATTGAAAAAGGAATAACTGAGTCAAAACCAAAAATGAATAGAGGCAAATCAGTTGCTTCTCAAAAAGACTTGGATAGATTAATAGAAGATTTTGATAGACAAGTGTACGGTCCGACACCAATAATGCAAAATGAACAAAAAACCGAAAAATATTCTGCTCAGAAAGAGATGGAACGTTTAAAAGAAATTGATGAACATGGCGGACGTGAAGCAGTGAATCTTGAAGGAAGAAATATACCACGTGATATTGTTGAATCTATAATAAATAACCCTTTGGATTTAAAGCCAATTGACCCTAAAATGGATGAGTTGGAAGAAAGGTTACAAGGAAATATGCCAGGTATTAAAGCAGCCGCAAATATTTTGGAACGTGTCGAAAAGAAAGCACAGGAAGATAGAGCCAAAATCAATGAGCAACTTCTTCCATCACAACAGAATGTTAGCAATATTGATTATGAACTTATTAAGACAATTATAGAATCAACAATTGATAGTAAATTATCCTCAATTAAGGAAAGTCTTAATGAAAGCGCACAAAATCATCAGCAATATGTTCCTTCAATGAAAATGTTAAATTTTAAAGACAAATTCTATTTTGTTGACAATGATGACAATGTATTTGTTTGTGAAATGAAATATAAAGGCAAACGTAAAAAACAGAAATAATAGTTTGTTAACTGGTTTATTTGAACTATATTTGCATTTGAAAATAATATCAAATGCAATTTTTATTTTTATGAACATTACGGAAGAAAAAATTAACAGAAACTATCTATTATGGATTGATTATCTCAAAAAATACAATTGTTATTCTGATAGTTTAATTGAGGAATATGGTGAGAAAATCAAAATGGCAAGTTTTGCAATGAATGAAACAAGTGGTGGTGCTTATCAAGGTTCTTTACTTGATATTGTTCTTTGTAATTTATGTGTAATTGCCTCACATATAAACGAAAACTCATTTGGCTTGAATGACAAAGGAAGAAACAGACATCCATTTTTATATGTCAATAAAAATAGTCTGATGAAAGTGTTATTATTACAGCACATTTCAAAGGCAGAAATGTTTGTACCCTCAAATGAACAATGGAAAATTAATAAAGGAATGTACTATGAATTTAATCCTGAAACATTAACTTCCCTTAAACTTGGTGAACGTTCTATTTTTATGTGTATGAAACATGGAATTAACCTTACCGAAGAAGAATACGATGCAATGAGAATATGTGATAAAGAAGAGGAAAAAAATAGTTCTTTTACAACTCCACTCGCACAACTTGTAAAGATTGCAAATCAATTTACAGCAATAGAAATATATCAAAAGAATAAGAATAATAATGAAAAAGCATGATTTTAGAATTTGTTAATAAATCACCAAATGAAAATCCAAGTTTTTCGGATAAAGGAAGTAGTGGTTTTGATTTAAGGGCTTGGATTACAGAAGAAATGGAAGGCTTTCTGAATGAAAATAAAAAATATGCCTATATCTTAAAACCCCTTGAAAGAAAACTAATACACACAGGACTTTATTTTAATGTTCCGGAACATTGTGAGATACAAGTAAGACCAAGAAGCGGTCTTGCAATTAAGAAAGGTTTAACTGTTATAAATACACCAGGCACCATTGATGAAAGTTATACTGGTGAATGTTGTGTGCTTATTGTTAACATTTCACTTGAAAACATAATGATAGAAAATGGTGATAGAATCGCACAAGGAGTATTATGTCCGGTTTATAATGGCAATGACGTATATTTAGGGCAAATAAATGATTTTAAAAAAGAAACCGAACGTGGTGATGGTGGTTTCGGACATAGTGGTATAAAATAAGTTAATAATATAGAAATTGACTTATAGAATTATATAATGCAGCCAGAAATGACTGCATTTTTTTATTTTTGATAAAAAACATATTATTATGTAACTTTATTTATAAAGTTTTAACAGATTAAAAAATGGATTTGACAATGACTGAATTAGAAAGTTATCTAAATGTTACCAATAGTTTAATCAATGACTTAGTTAGGAAAGGCAACATAAATGGTAATATCGAAAAAGAATATTATGAAGTAAATAATAAACTCAACAAACTTCATACATATCGAAAAGAAATAATAAAACTTATAGAAAACAAACTCGATGAAACATTTAATAGAAAATATGAAGAATAAATTCCTGATGTTTTTCTACGGATTAATATATGGAATGAAAGCAACAGAAGATAATGTTTTTCACCAAACAGGAACCACAACTGGTGGTGGAACTTCAATTATTAAAGAAGTTGAAGATTCACGTGTATCAAAAGCGTTGTTAAAAGGTGAAATAACACAAGAGGTTGAAGAATTACGTTATAGAACCTATAAAGTAGATAAAGAATCAAAAACATTTGAATATTTTGCCCCAACTCTTGCAATGAAGCGTGATAAACAAGACACCAAATTCTTAAAATATGATGATAGAGATGGTCTTGAACTTATCACTGTCCAACCAAATGATTTCCTTGTAGAAACTGTTTCTGAAACGCTTGAACAAGTTGGTGGAAGAGGAAAAAGAACACAGTATAGAATTAAAATAAAACGCAATTTTACCCCCCGTTACAAGATAGAGGAATATATAACAAGACTTGATGTTAAGAAATTGGACGATAAACACGTAATTCTTGATATGTATGTTTCTAAATACCCAAACGATAAGGATTTCAAATCAAAAGGCTTTGTAAGGGAAGTAGAAAAAATACGTGACGAAAAAATTAAGTCAGATATTCTTGATTATGAAGAAGTTTCGTTTTTGACAAATCACGCTTATAAAATGGATGATATGGTTAAATTTGTTTTCAAAAACATATTCTTCAGAGAAGTCGTTGAATTTGACGGCCATTACATTTTGAGATTTAAGGCTTCAATACAGCAAGACACCATTGATTTAACAAAGATATTTTATTCAAAGACAATGGACGAAAAGTACAAGAACAAAGAAAAGAAAGAGGTGATTCTGAATTTCAATGATTATTTGGTTAAAAATGTTTATAAGTGTGATGAATGTGGTAAAGAAGTTGTTTTAGATAAAGAAATGATTGATTCCCTTGAAGCATATGAAGGTAGAGATATCACACAAGAAAAAATAGAAACGGATAATCCACAAGTATTGGAATTTATGGATATGCAGATTTCGGAACAAACATTTGGAAAACGTTTATGTTCTGACTGTCTTAAAAAATATCTCAAAGAGAATAATCTAATTTAGAACTTGGATATATGAAACATAAAAATACAAGCAGACAATATGCTTTTTTAATGATTGACTATGAATATGATGATTTTATAAAAGACATACAAAACAAAATAAAAGAAGAAGAACTATATAAGGAAGAAGACAATAATGATTATGGTTTTGAAAAAGACCCTCATGTGACATTAGTTCCTTGCCTTGACAATGATGTTGATTTAGACAAACTTAAAGAATATCTTGAAGATTTATCAAATTATGACATATTACTTACAGACTTATCAAAATTTGAATGTGAAAAATTCGATGTATTAAAGTGTTCTGCAAGGTCAAAGACACTTTTTGATACAAACAAAAAGATATTAAAGGATTTTGAAAGCCATAGTGATTATAAAAAGTATCAGCCACATTTGACAATAGCCTATATGAAACATGGAATGGCAGATAAATACACAAAGGAAATACTGCCAAAATTGATACATCTTAAACCAACACATTTCCATTTCTCATATGTTGATGAAAATGGAAATGAAAAAGAGGTAAAATTTGATTGACATAATATTTTTCATTATCTTTATAAAAATTTATGACGGAAGAAAAAACATTAAAACAAATATTAGAGGAAATTTTTAAAAGTGAAAGGTCATTAATCATTACACTACCTTCCAAAATACAATGGAATGATTATGAGAAAGAATTAAGAAAGGCAGCAAATTATAAATATGTACTTAATTTTAAAGTACATAATTTTCCGAAAGGAATACATAAGGGTGATAAATGTTATATTGTACACAATGGTTATATTAAAGGATGGATGGAAATAACAGGATTTTCAGAAGAAACTTTTCAGTGTACAACCACAAAACAAAAATGGGAAGGTAAATTTATTCAAAGAAGCGGACCATTTCATTATATTAGTGAAAAAATGCCATATAAAGGGTTTCAAGGATTTAGATATTTTGATTTAAATGAATATAAATTACAAAATAATATAGAGTAACATGGGTATTTTAGACAAATACAGAGCAGAATTAAGTAAAGATAAGGAAAATGAAAATAACAATTTTCCTGAAGGAAGCCATCTTGACGAAACACAACGTAAGGAATATGAAAAACGTCTTAGTGAGTTAAGAAATGACCAGAATGATATCGAAAACGCATATCATAAGAAAATGTTAGAAATGAGACAAATGAGTGAAAATGATATGTCAGATAAAAACCTCATCAAAGACCAAGAGGTCAAAAAAATTATTGTTAAACACGCATATTGTAGTGAGTGTGGTGAGGAATTGATTAGCAAAGCACCACCAATGTTCAATCCGTTTACTTTTGAAAGCATTTGTAAACACACTTGTCAAAAATGTGGAACAGTATTTAACTTGCAATATTCTTACCCACGTTTTGCATTAATTGATGAAAATAATAATGAAATAACAGCATTTGGACGTTAAAATATGAAAAAAAGGATTGCAATTGATATAAATGAAGTTTTAAGAGACTATATACGGCAATTTGCTAACATGTATAAAAAGGTAGTGAATCCTTCATTTGATGTTTCATATGAGGAAATAGATGATTTTAACTTGATAAATATATTTCCTTTTTATGATGAAAACGGAAATGTAGATAACTATCTTTTCAATAAATTCAAGTATGAGGATTGCGCATTTGAAATATATGGAAGAGCAGAAGCAATGGACAGGACATTACCTGCTGACTTTAATCTATGGACACAAAACACCATGAGAAATTTTGAAGATGAAAATTTACCAGAAATCATTATTTTCAGTCCTTTTGAAATGAATTTGTCAATACAATCGACATTATCATTTTTAGCACGTTTCGGAATAAGACTTAGAGAAATACATTTTCCAACTGATAGTTTAAGTATGTGGGATAAATGTGACATAATGATAACAGCAAATCCGAAGTTAATACAAAATAAACCAGAGGATAAAGTTTGTATAAAAATAAATGCACCATATAACAAGGAAACAAAAGGTACTTATGAATTTGATTCTATGTTAGATGTAATTCATGATGAAAATAATACATTAGTTAAACTTATTGAAGAATGATTTCAATTAACAATAAATGCTATATTATTGACTTAGATAAATTAATGGCTTGGGTGTCTGAGACACCAAGTTCTGAAAAAAATATTTCAACAATAACAACAATGTCTTATCCAATTACAAATGATGATGAAGTTGATGTTGTTGAAAAAGAAGTAAGTGAAAACAAATCTTCACTTAATGACGTAATGAATAATATACGTTATGATTTAGTACGTAATTTATTATCTGTTTTACTTACAACATATACTGATGATATGAATCGTATAATCACACGTGAGGTATCTGATTTATCGTTTTCACAACAAATGGCATTTAATACGTTGTTAAATAAAAAAATAATAATTGAATTAACCAAAACCGAAAATGAATAGTAATGATAAAAAGGCTCTCGAAAGAATAGACGAGGCAATTTCAAAGTTAGAAATTAATGATTTCTGTTTTTATTTTTTCGTTGTTGATTGTAAAAATGTACCTAATGGTAGTATTCAATATATATATCAGTTGGCAAAAACACTTAATGACAAAAATTATAAAGTTAAAATGCTCTATCAGTTGGAGAATGAATATGATAATGAAGAACTTGAAGAACTTAAACGTAAGGAAAAACCAATTGATGATAGAAGAGTGTTTACAGGTGTCGGAGATTGGCTTGGCGAAGAATATATGCAATTGGAACATTTGAATATATCAAAAAAAGAATGGACTGTTAGCCCATCTGATTTTCTTTTTATACCAGAAGTATTTTCAAGTTTAATGAAACAAACATATCAATATAAAGCCCCTTGTAAACGTATTGTGCTCTTACACAATTACGATTATATTACAGAATTTATACCATTTAGTGATGAATGGGGGACTTATGGTATACATGATGTTATTGCCAATACAAAAGCACAGGGTGACTTAATTAGTAGTGTGTTCCCTTATGTAAATGTTAAGATATTAAACCCTTATATTTCTAATATTTTTAGAAAACCAATTAAACCTAAGAAACTAATTGTTAACATTATCTCTAAAAAGACTGAAGACGTAAATAAAATAATGAAACAATTTTATTGGAAATATCCAATGTATAAATTTATCTCATTTAGAGATTTAAGAGGCTATCCAAAAGAGACTTTTGCCGAATTTTTACAAGAATCTGCAATAACAGTATGGATTGATAATGAGACACCATTTGGATATTCAGCAATTGAGGCGATTAAAACGGGAAATATTGTTATTGGAAAAGTACCAGAACACATGCCAGAATGGATGGGTGATGAAAATGGTTTATTTAATAATGGCGTTTGGACTTATGATTTAAATACAATTCCTGATATATTGTCACGTGTGTTGGGTTCTTGGATGCAAGATAGAATCCCTGAAACACTATGCGAGAACATGGATAATGTTGATAATCTATACACATTTGAAGATTATCAGAATAATGTTAATGAAATTATTAATGGTTACATTAATGACAGAATTAACGAATTAAAGGAAATAAAAACTGTAATAAACAATAAAAATTCTTAATTATGACCGATATTACTATTATTATACCATTACATAAATTTGACAATACAATCAAAGGTTTGTTAGAAAATGCGTTCCAAAGCATTAGGAAAAACCAAGAAAACTATACATTTGGTAAACTTATACCAATGGTAGTTGGACCAAATGAAGTACTTGAAAGTTTCGGTGAAGAGTTTGGCGAAAAAGAATTTTATCATACTTGCAGAAATAATGAAAAGACTGATTTCTGTTCACAAATAAACCATGCAGTAAAAAATGTTGAAACTGATTATTTTTCAATACTTGAATTTGATGATGTTTATACTGATAAATGGTTTAAAATGGCACATGATTATTTTTACACAAATGAGTCTGTTAGTTTATTTTTACCTATTAATATTATATGGTCAGAAGAAGCACCTGGACAATTTCAGTATATTAATGAAATCGCTTGGACAAGTTCATTTTCAAATGAAATTGGATATTTAGATTATGACTGTCTTCAAGATTATCCGTCATTTAATTTAACTGGTGGCATTTTTAACACCAATGATTTCAAAACAGTCGGAGGTTTTAAACCATCAATCAAACTTGCTTTCAATTATGAATTACTTTTAAGAATAGCAAAGAAAGAATTAAAAATATTTGTTGTCCCAAAAGAGGGATATATGCACGTAATAGGAAGAAAAGGTAGTCTTACTGACGAATATAATAAAGAAATAGCAAGAGAAGACATAAAGAAATGGTTTGATTTGGCAAAAATTGAATGCTCTTTCAATGAAGACAGAAATATAGGTATTTCTAATATTAAAGAAGAAGATTTAAAATAAACTATTATGTTACCACCAATGAATGAAGAAAAAACAATTCAAAATGAAACAGTAGAAACACCATCTACTGTTTCAGATAATTTGCAACATTCAAAAAAAAGAGGACGTAAACCAAACCCAAATAAAAAAATATATTTCGGAGAAGAACAAGAAAAAGCATTTGTTGATTATGTAAACAGCACCGACCAAAAGTTTAGAGATAAAATTTTTGCTGAAAAACTGTATTATCCTTTTACTAAGATGATAGAAAGTATAATCAGAAGATATAATTTATTCACACCTGATGAAGATTTCGAAGAAACTTTTTATGATACAATGTCATTTCTTATAACAAAAATCAATAATTTCGATTCTTCGAAAAATTATAAGGCATACTCATATTGCGGAACTATTTGTAAAAATTATTTAATTTTGAAAAGGACACAATATTCTAAAAGAATACAAAAACAAATCTCATATGATTTGTTGTATCCAAATTATGAAAGTGATAGCAGAACAGATACGAACCAAGAGAAAAAACTATTAGAATTTAATACTGAACTTATAAACAACACAATCTCACAACTACAAGAATTACTTTTACCAGAAAATGCTTATCTATTAAATGAAAATGAAACAAAGATTGGTAATGCACTGTTGGAAATGATGCTAAATTGGGAAGAAATATTCAAATATCTTGGAAGTAAAAAATTTAACAAATCTTGTGTCTTGCAATTTATACGTGATTATACAGACCTTCCAACGAAAGATATAAGAGAAGGTATGAAAAAATATAAAGAATTATACCTTTTCACAAAGGAAAAACTTATAAATGACTAATTATCTTATATGAATATATCTTTTTATTATGGCTAATAAAATTTCAAAAAAGTATAAACTTAAATTAAATTCCGCAGAAAAAATAGAAGAATTATTACAGGAGTTATATGACGAGGCAGATAAAAATATTGTAGAAATACAAAATGAAATGAATAAATTGTCAAATTCTGTAAGACTTTCGGAAGAAATTGTTGATGCAAAGGCAAAATATGCAAAAGCAATGAATGATTATATTAGTAACAAAGACAAAGCAATCGGTAGAAAACTTGATATAGCAAAACTTATGTCTGAAATCTTAAAGTTCAACGGTAATGTCAAAATGGCAGTAGCCGAAGGAGAAATTCCTGATTGGCAAGAAATTACAAATGCTTTGGTTGACAATAGTGAACAAGAAGACGATAATGTTGAAAAATATCAATTAAAATAAAATGGCAAACATTAAACAAATAAAAAGTGAAACATTAGCAACAATTGATGCTGCAATGTCAATTCTTAACAGATTTCCGGATTTAAATGAAAGTAATACTGAGTTATCATTTAATACTTCAACAAATCCGTTTACTTTTTTGATGGATTTGTTTAAGACAACAACAGGATATAATAAACTTATTAGTATACTTGCCAAATTTATATCTTATGAACTTCCTGTTCTTGAAGCTGCTGTTAAAGGAATATTGATTGCAAAACTAAAAGACATAATATCTTGTTCGGTTAATCCATTTTTTACTGAAGATATTTTAAAAAATGGTATTGTGTTTAATGTTGAGGAAATTGACATTGCAGATGTACTGAAATATTCCCCATATGATAAAGTTGGTAAGTATTTTTATTTTGACACTGAACCTACCATCAATGAGGGAGAAACAGATTTTGTTATGACCGATGATGGTAGTTTTATTGAAGTACCAAAACCTAAAAAAGTGCAAAATCCTTCCGATTTGATAAAATCTGACGATATGGATGCCTTAATTTGGTTTATGATAAATAAAGCAAATAAACGATATGTTTGGAAACCCAAAAAATATAGAAAGGGTGATGAATATAGAGAGGATTATCCATTCACTGAAAATGATGCTAAACTAAAAAAAGAAGACGGTATTATTACATTCGAATATTATGAACGGTCACAAAATTTAAGAGACGCATATGGTGAGAGTTATAAATTACAGACACCATACAATAATTGTCTCCATGTCTTTATTGGTGATGTTCGTGAGAAAAAAACAAATCTAATAAATCAATTAGAAGACAAAGAAGGAGATATATATGATAATGAAAGAAATATAACTTTATTTTCAAATAAGATTGAAAATAAAAACTTTAAAATTCAACAAATCAGAGAAGATAAACTTCTTTTGGAAGAAGATTTTTCAAAAGGTGACATTGACGAAGATGAATACAAAAAACAATTGAAAAAATTAAACAACAAGGAAAAAACACTTCAAAATGATATTAATGATTTATTAAACAGAAGAGAACAAATATATGCAGCGAAAAGACGTTTACAATTTGAAATCGGAACAATAAAGGCACAACTTGAAAATACAAGAGACCAATTTTTTCCATTTTTAAATCCAGATAAAAACAGAAATTACTACTATGGAAAATCATTAATAGAGTTTAATATTGATTATATAATGTCTTTGAAACTCTTTGATGAAAAATCACTTGCCGCACGTTTATTAGATTCACTTACGGCTTGTCTTACCATTGATTTAAATTTCAGTTATAAAAGATTGCTCATTAAAAATGAGGTTAAAAAAATGGTAAATATGATAACTGAAAGTGATGACCTCGTTGTATCTGACTGTTTCTTTACTTTCTCCAATGATGATTATGATGCAATGTCAAGACAAGCAGAACTTAGAAAAGCAGGTTTGTTAACAATTAATGGAGACGAAACAAGTGCAGTAAAAATAAATGCAGAAGATATACTTAATAGTTTAAACCAAATTAACGAAGATTCAAATAAAGAAACAATACAGACAATAATAGAAGGTACAATAACCAATTTAAGCAAAGAACTAACTGATACAAGTTATTTATCAACTGATAAGGCCAATTTTGGTATACAAATGAATTTTATTGAAAACTTATTAGATAGTCTTGCATATGTTATTGTGTGTAGTGTATTATCTCCAAAAGTTTATCTTTTACTTCTAATTAATCTTAAAATTATTGGCAGAGAAACTAATTTCGACCTTGAAGGTTTTATTGGACAATATAAACAACTCATTGCTGATTTAATACGTTCAATACGTGACCAACTGTTAGATTATCTCATGAGAGAAATCATGATTATAATTGGTGATTTAGTAAAAGAAATAACAATTAAATTAAGTGTTGAACAAGCAAGATATTATGCAAGATTAATAAAACGTCTGATTGATTGTTTCAGAAAACACGGAAGAAGTCTTGATTTCAATGTGGATAATGTCGATTATGCTGATATTTTGCCAGAAGAACAAGAAGAACCTAAAAATAATGAATGTTAATGAATTACTTTTATGAGTTGGATAAATAAAATAGCAAACGGTATTGAAAAAGCATTCTCAACTGTTAGAGCACCATTACAAATCATTCCACCAATCTTGCTCATTTGTGAACTTTATCAACGTCCGGGTTTATCGGCAATTGCATTGGCAAGTTCCATTATAAAAAGATTGCCAGAAGCAGGAATTGAAACAGGTGTTAATAACGATGGTTCTCCAAATAAAATAAATCAGTTTGTCAGAATCCTAAGTGAAGAAATAATTCAAGAAATAAAAGATAATGCACGTGTAACATGTGTTGTAGAATCAGGAACTATTAATAGTCTTGGTACAGGTGCGAATGCAGGAGGTCCGGTGGTTGTTACTTCTGTTAATACAATTCCAATAAACATTATGGGAATAATACAATAATTTTTCAAACATTAATTAAAATGCAGCCAACTGATGATAAAATTTTTAGAGAGTGTGAAGTTTTGTCGGTAATTGACGATAAGGGTGGTCTTAGAATTAAAGTTAGACTTGACCCGGAAGATAATCACTTGAAATTAAGTGAACTACCATTTTGTTATCCATTAATGCCAAAACATTTTCATATAAACCCAAAAGTTGGTGAGTTTGTATTAATCATAACAAGTAGATTGGGTGTTACACAAGGAAGACGTTGGTTCATTGGACCGATTATATCACAACAATATGCATTGAATGAAGATTCTTTTCTTTCTGCACATTCGATTTTGGATGATGGAAGAATTGTCAAACCGCTACCACGACCTGACTTAAATCCCGATAATGAGGGTAGTTATCCTGACCGTGAGGATATTGCGATACAAGGAAGACAAAATGCTGATTTAATATTAAAGGATAATGAAGTAAGATTAAGATGCGGTTTCAAGCGTGAACCGAATGGCAATCCACAAAATACACTTCTGTTCAATCGTGAAGACTTATCTTATATTCAAATGAAATATAAGAAGTTAAAAGACCACAACAAAAATGATTTTGCTTCTTCTATAAACATTGTAGCAGATAGAATTAACTTACTGTCACATGATTCGAAAACACCTTTTACACTTAATGACAGAAAATCTCTCATAACAGATGAAGAATTGGTTAAAATATTGGAGAAAGCGCATCCGCTTCCTTATGGTGACGAATTGATTGAGTTTCTTAAACAACTTATTGAGGTAATCAGAACACATACACATCCGTTTGCAATGGACCCGCCTTGCTTTACAACACCACAAATAGATGTTTTAAATACTAATCTAGACGAAATGTTATCAAATTCAGTAAGGATAAACTAAAAAAAAAGCAGTCTTTTATGGACTGCTTTTATACTAAGTTATCAGTAACGTCATTGATAATATCAAATTGCAATACTTTTGGATGATTAATCAGTTCCAAATTCTTATGTATTCTTAAATCAATATAATATCTTGATGGAATGAGTTCATTTGTTTTGATTAGAAAATAGTTCTCATTATAGCCACGTTCAACTTTTGTCCAAGAAATGACATCATATTGTTTCAAACCTTCCATTACATATAATCTGTAATCAATACCCTCAACAGAACGTAACTGATTCGTTGTATAAGGTATTCTACATTCTATTCCAATCTTTCTTATATCGCCACGTTTAATTTGTTCATGGTCATTAATACCATATACCGAAGGTACGAAATCTACATCTATATCTTGTGTCGGCAAACCGAATGAAAAATAACCATTTGGTGCTTTTGTTACAAAAGACAATTCAACGTCTGGTATTCTCTTACCATTATATGAAAGATTTGTCCAAGTATCATATATCATTGTGTCAATCTCATATTCTGAAGAGGAAAGATTAACATCAACATAATAAATACCCTTTGTGGCTTGTTTTGAGGCTATCTGAGAGCCGTTTATGATACAAGTGGGTAACTCATCCAAGTTAACATATTTATTGCCCACAGAGGCATAAAAATACAGTTTATTGTCTTTATCTAAATAAAAATTGCTCCTATCATCTTCTATTGTTTCGTTATATGTAGTTTCAATATATGGTTCAAAGAAAGAATGTGTGTGCTGTGTAAAAAAGCCAACATATTGCGACTTATCAGTTATTCTTTCCTCAAATGAAGGTGCAAAGGCGATACCAATTCCATAATTTGGCAAATCTCCATTAATGAACTTATTGAAAGTTTCCGTGATGTCAAACTCAATATTTTCATTTCCATAATCAAAATGTTGGTGTCCGATTATGATTTTTGATAAATTACCTTTTAACGAAGTGTATTTATCCATTTCCTTGGAAAGACTATCAGTTGTATATATGCCTTCCTCATCCCAAGGAAAATAATTTCTACATTGATACCAGTTAGAACCATCTTGTTTATAAGCACGATGTTCATCTTTGTGCATATCTTTCACATAATCAAAACCAATACCACTATCCCATTCCTTATTTACCAAAAAGAATATTACATCAAACGATGTTGCCCTTTCTTTTAAATCATTAAAATATATACTTGTACAAGGTCTATGAATGTCTGTTTTATTTAACGAAGCCGTATTTGTCATTTTGAGAACATGTTTCAATTTACTTATATCAGTATATGTTTTGTCCTCAATCATGCTTTTTACTTTTTCGTGGTCAAAGTAAATAACACCACGTGTTATCATTTTTCCATAGTTAAGTTCCATTACCGGATTTAATCCTGTATTGGCACAATGGTCTTTAATAATCGTATTTGATTTTGAAATATATGTTTTTGTTACTATTGCCATTGTTAGTTAAATAAAGATTTATTCTATTTTATAAATAGTTTGAAATAAGTTACTATTTATAATTATAAGTAGTTAATAGAGACAAATATGAAGAAAACAATCAGATTAACGGAAAGTAATTTAAGACATATTGTTTCTGAGACAGTGAAAAGAGTTTTAATGGAAGGTATCTATGATTATCCAGATGGAATTGACCATTTGATTTTATTGGCTGAGAATGATAGGGAATGCTATGATATTTTTTGGAACATTGTACAAATGTTAAAAAAGAAATATAATAAAGGTGTTGACTTATCCCTTGAAGTATTGGCAAATTCTTCGATAATGAAAAAATATCAACAATTTGTATTCAGAAAATTCAGAAATGAACAGCCAATGCTTTCGAAAGATACACCACGTTTGTTCAGAGAATATATGGCACAACGAATGATTGAACGCATTACAGGTGGTGAATATTAAAAAATGGTAGGTTAAAACCTACCATTTATTTTTCCCAATCCTCTAATTCATCATAATATTCATCATCAGGTATGTATATATCAACACCGTATACTTGTTTTGCCAAATTTTGAATTTCTTTGATTTCATCAAAATATAATCTTCTACTATGTTGCATTGAAAAATGGTCATCCGTCAATCTGTCTTCACCCTCTTTATAATAAATGAATCTTGGGTCACTCTCATTGTGTCCCCATTCCACGGCAACATATCCACCATCAATAAGTGCCTCTCCATTTTTAAGACCGTCAAAGAAGATTCGTATTTCTTCTTCCCACTGTTCTTCAAAACTTTCTTTTAATACAGTTTTAACAATTCTTGAAATGTTTTCTTTCAAACCTTTACCATAATATTTCCGTAAATAAGAATCCATATCATTCACCCTATCTTTTTGGTATTTATTCCATTCGTCATCAGACATACGATTTCTTATATTTGCATTATCTTTGGCTTTTCCTTTAAATTGGTGATTTGTTTTCAAACCGAAATCGTTACCTTTCTGACTATAATAATATGTGTCACTATCGTCAGTATATTTATTAGTACCATATTTATGCCGTAAATTACGTTCGTCTCTCCAATGTCTGTCAGAACCTTTTTTTGAAACTTCACCACCCCATGTAACACCCGTTTCAATATTATTCCTGTCAATTCCTACAAGAAGACACATTCCGTCATTTGCCCTATATATTGTAAAATAGCATTTCATATCATAATCACTGCGTCTTCCATAAGAATCAGATTTTTTAACCTTATTCATTTTACGCACCGCTTCATTATATGACGGAAATTCTTCCAAATACAAAATATCATTATCATTCACGTCACTTAATGCATCTTGCCTTACATTCATGTTAGGATAACCATCTTTTTCAAATGTCTTCATTACGCCACCATGAAGTTTAAACCAATTTCTCAATTCATTCGAATTAAAACTCTCATTAAGGTGCTTTCTGCTTTCATCTAAATCAAAACTATTACCTCTGACTTTATCCTCTTGATAGACGATATAATAATCACCATCCTTAGTGCCTATGATTTTGAATATACAAACATAATCGTTTACAAACTCACGTTCTCTTGAATAAAAAAGATAATCAACCTCATGTGTTGGTTCAATTCTTTGACAATTATACAAGTCATTGACAATATCACTTACAATGTTATCAGCGTTTGCAGCCATTATCTTTAACCCCATTAAACCTTCATATACATAGAGGAAATCACCGACATTCCGACACCATTTGGCCAATTGCTCGGGTGTCATATTTGAGACATCAAATTCATCATTCGGATAACCCTTTTCATATTCCTCAAATGGGGATAACTCTTCGTCATCATCTGTGTCAAAATCAGCATTAACGTTTTCTTTTAATACTTGCCTAACACCTTTCTCGATTAACTTACTGACTTTTTTTCTCATATATTTTTCATCTACATTTTTTAGTATCTTTATACCATTGGGTGTTAATAAAAGTCTTCTGTCTGTGTTAAATGGGTCAACAACCTCCAAATCGTAATCAAGCGGTCTGAAATTATTGTTGTTTAGGTAAGTAACAATTGCATATATATTGTCTGAAGTGGACATATCAGTGCCGACATATTCCCCTTCTTTATCCCATACTGAATAACCAGCAGTTTTATTGAATGAGAAATGTGACACATATAAAAACAGCGAATCATTGGTGTATATATCTCCCGGTCTAATATCATCAGGAGTTATCGGACTAAAATTCGTATATCTTTCAGTATTATATATAGGTAACTCTGGTATTTTTAACATTTCCTTTTATTCATTTGATTTAATAATAAATATCTGTTAAAAACTATTTTTCCCAACATAATCAGGATTTGTATAAACATACTTTATTAAACCGCAATCCCAAATTCTGTCATACCCTAGTTCCTTGGCCATTTCGGTTTCTGTCATTGTCATCGGGAAGCCGTATTTTTTGGATAATGACTTTTTGTTGAATCTCATCTTATGAATGCGTTCATATCTGTCAACCTTTTCGTTATAATATTTATAATCCGGTCTATTGATTTTATCTATTTTAAAGTCTAATTTTGTATAGAGGTTATTGTTTATATCTAATGTCCATCTTCTGTCGGCAAAAGAAAAAACACTTTGTGGTTTATATTCTCTTATGAAATATTTAAATAATTTTCCACCAACTCCATTGATAATATAGTTATAGTCGGTAGCGAATCTTGTTAATTCCCATCCGCTATTTTTAATATTTCCATTTTTAAATGACATAACAGCAATCATCTTTTCATTATAAAATGCACCATAATATACAGTAGAGCCAATAAATCCTTGTATATGAAATTTGTTTAAAAATTCTTCTGCTTGATGTTTATATATTTGTCTAATTATACATTTTCTTCCATGCACTCTTGTTTTACCATTCGTAATATGTAAAAAATGTTTTAATTTTTCATAAACAATATCTTTATGTTTAACATATTCATCTTCAAAAATATGAATTAAGCCATAACCTTTTTCATTACATTTTAATGTTTTAGAAAGATGATAATTATGATTCTTTTTTCCAAAAAATTCGGTATGAAATTTTAAGCCATCAAATTCTATGCCAAACTTATATTTTTCAATTAATAAATCAATTTCCTTACCGATTAATATTTGTCTGTTTGGGGAAAACTTGATTTCATTCTCGTTTAAGAAACTCTGAAGTTCTCTCTCATAAACCGATACAAAACGTTCTTTTGACACAGTTAAATTGCCAAGAGAAATAGCATCCATAACTTGTTTGTTTGCTGACCTTGACATTATTTCTGCCTGTGGATATTTTTCTCTGAACTGTTGTAATGACAAGCCATGTAATTTTAACATATGTGCCTCTGTTAATTTATTAAAACGTTTATTACATAACGGACATATTACATACTCGTCTTCATATTTCAAACGTTCTTCACGTTCTTTTTTCTTTTTGTAAGTCTTAAAAAAAATTATATCTTGCGGAAATTTTTCAAGATAATCTTTTGGTGACATATTATGTTCTTTCATAATATGCTGCTCAAACCATCCACTTTTATTACAAATATCATTAGTTTCCCAATCACAATAAGGGCATTTCTTTGTCTCCGCATTATCCACAAGTTTAATATCAAACCATTGTTCCCACCAATAGTTACCAGTTTCCATATAATATCTTCTTCTGAAATATAACGTTGGTATTTCAACATTATATTCCTTATTAATATATGTGGTTAAAACACCAGCTTTGTTTTCATAATCTTTTGTAGTGAAACCATTACGTTTATCAACTGCAATATAATGTTTTCCTTCAACCTTTTTAAATTTGCAGATTCGCCAATCACTCACAATATTGTTAACTTTCAGATTTTGACCACCTCTTTTTTTAACACATATATTATGTTTCTCAAGAATATCCTTTATTCTCTTTTTACCAACATGATATTTTAAGGTCATATTTTCAACGCCAATTTGGGTTTCCAAATATTCCTTACAAATCATTTCTTCATTTAATTCAACCTTATTTTTCATATTGTTTTCTTTTTAATCCATTGCAAATATAATACATTTTTATAAAATACCCAAATATAAATAGTTAAAAAAGTTAAAAAACCTATTAAAAGAACAAAATTGAATGGATTAAATTAAATAAAATATCCCTTTATTAGGAACAAAAATAAAGGGATTGAAAATTCAATCCCTTTATTTGAATATGTTTCTAACTTACTAATTATCAACCGATTAACGAAGTTCGTTAGGATTCCAATATACAAGACCATCGACTTGGATTGCACCGTAGTACTTGTTGTTAACAAGTTTCTTCGCATAACGTGTGCAAATGCCCTTAACAGGTGCAAAGTTAAATGGATTGTACATAGTTGGAGTAAGAGCCATTGGTACATAAGGTGCATAGATGTAACCTGTATCAAGGAGTGAAGTACCGTGGTGTCCCATAATAAGTGACCAGTGTGGTGCATATGGGTCAACGATTACTCTGTAACGTCCTTGGAGTGAACCAATCTTCTCAATACCCATGTTGTATTGGTCAGCCTCTGCGTTTGCGTCAGTTACGTGGAAGTACTCAAGGTCATTAAGAACGGCCGAAATTTCAGCAGAAACTACAATCCAGTTAGCACCACCACGAAGTGTTGACTTCTGAATCTGTGCAGAAATTTGGTTAATCTTAGTCATAAGAGTTTGGTTCCAGTCTTTCTGAGTATAAACGGTAGAAGTTGTGTTAAGTCTCTGCCATCCGTTGTAGTCCCAACGTGCTTTCCAAGGAGCAGCCTTACGTAAGTCACGGAGGATTTCACGGTCAATCTCAGCAGCGATTTGCTCAGAAAGGATAGCGGTCAACTCGGCCTCTGCGTCAATGTTATGGAATGCAGAAACGTCTTGTGCGAGTTCAGGAGACCAAGTAGCACGGAGTTTTCTTTCCTCAACACTTACAGTAGCAGAAGTAAGTTGGAATGAAACCTCACCCATTTCAGTCTCTAACTCAAGTGAATCATACTGTGCCCAAGCGATATTGAAAGCAGTATCTGGGTCTAACTCAGCAGCCTTCTCTGGGTCGATACCAATGTAACCATTGATAGTTTTTCCTTGTTGTTTGCAAGGTTTTGTAAGGTCAAGTTCGATATAAATCTTACCTTCACCGTCACAGATATTCTCACCGTAGTCAACTAACTGTGTACCATATTTCTGTGTTACAACACGGAAAGGAATACTTTCACCCTTCTTGAAAGAGGTGTAATCGTCACCACCATCAATCTCGTCAGCAGAGATAACTTTCAAGGAAGCAAGGAATGCTTCGCTGTCCATCTCATTACCATCAGGACCTGTCAAACGACCTGCATTGTAAGAAGAGAAACCACCAACCTGAAGCATGAGTGCGCTAAGAGAACCGTCCATGCTGTTTACAGGATAGTCAGCCATGCTGTCAATCTCTACATATGTACCGTCTGGTGCAATTTGTACAGGAACGGCAGTTCCGACTTTAATTGTAATCTTACCCTTAGAGTTATCGAAGAGGAAGTCATTATAGAACAAGTCATAAAGACTCTTCTTCATATACTGAGTAACCTTTGGAAGACTGATTGGATTGCCATCATCGTCAGTGCTTTGTACTGGCTCTACTACCTCATCAGGAAGATAGAAACGATTACGTTTCTCACCGGCTTTAACCTCTTGTCTTTCACCGTCCTTACCAATGTAAGAAGTGTCATGACGTTGTGTACGTTCATAACCCATAAGGCCATAATGACGTCCAGTTACACCGTCAGCAAGGTCTTCTGCATCCCATTCACGTTCAGAGGTAACAGGTTTGATAAAGAACAACTTACCAATAGGAAGGTTCATTGCCTGTACTGAAACGATATCGTTAGCAAGAAGTTTGCTGAATACACGTCTGATAAGTGGGAATACCACAGTCTCGAAAGAACCAGAGTTGTCAGAAGCAGTTGCCTCATAGATGAGGTGCTTTGCCTGGTTCTCATAAAGAGTTGATACAGTCTCTTTCAAGTGTCCGTCAAGACCTTCGCAAAGTCCGAGTCTGTCCCAACGCTCGTTAATGTCTTGTCTGATTTTTTTCTGTGCCTCGACTTCAATGTTACCGAAAACACTACTATTTAAAATTTCACGCATATCGTAATTAAATATACTTTTTTTATTTTCTTATTATTTTATAAATATCATTTAATTTTAAAAAGTTACTTAACAGCATCAAGTCTCTTCATAAAATTAAGTGTTTCATTTACTTGCTGTGACTTGTACATAGTTGTTTCAACAAGGTTTTGCTTTGCTTGTTTGCCTTCAGCAAGTTGAGAATTGATAATACCGTTTACATCATTTCTCTTGTTAACGTTTTTAAGTTCATTAGAAATTGTCTCATAAAGTTTTTTGCCTTCTTCAAGTGTGTTAACCTTAGTGAAACGCTCACTGATTTGTTTCTTTTCATCCATAGTAGTACTATTCTCATTAAGAAGACGTACAATATATCCCATGCTTGCATTGATAACCATTGATTCATTAAGTTTCTTTGTAAGTTCAGGAACAATAGACTTCATTTGTTTGTTTTCCTCATAAAGTCTGTTAACCATCTTTCTTAATTCTTTTGATTCGTTGCTTGCCTCTTTGTAACCGTCACCAGTTCCTCTGCCATTACTCATGTTTGTTGGAGATTGTGCTTCAACGTGACCGTTACGTGCAAATTTGTGAGAAGAATTTGTATTGGCGTGAGTGTTGCTAACGCCTCTTGCAGCACCACTGTTTTCAGTTGATGTCATAACTTCGTCAATCATTTCCTCATCACCGTCTTGTTCAATTTCAAAAATAGTACCACATTCGTCAACTTCCTCATTAACATTTTTGTTAAATGGTTGTCTGTCACCGTCTTTACCGTGGTCGATAGAAGCATCTTTAAGTTGTGGATTCCAAGTGTGTCCAACTTTCTTTCTGTCTGTTGGTAAACTCTCGTCTGGGTCTAATGTCACTGCTGTGTCTTTTTGGTATCCACCATTTCCGGGATGGTCCATATAACCCAAATCCACTTTACCTTCATCAATACTATCTTCAACTGAAAGTTCAACATCGTTTTCATCTCCACTGAAATCATCAATGTCAATTACAAACTCTTGTTCACCATCAATCAAGTCACCATCAACTTCGACATTAACAGTACCGTCACCATTTGACATAACACGGATACCATCCTCAGGACCCATAGCCTTTAAGACTTTAAGTAATTTACCATCGTCCATTCCTCTACAATCGTATTCTCCGTCAGCGTCCTTACATTGTTCAAGGTCATTCCATAAATCATCATCGGCTTCTTCCTCATTTGGGTCAGCCTCGCTGCTTTCCATGTCTTCAACTTCCTCAGTATCTGTATCAACGGCATCATCGGCATTATCCTCAGAACCGTCTTCTACTTCGCTGTCAGTGTCAACAATTTCTTCCTTGTCAGTAGTAGCTGTATCGTCATCGACCTCTTCTTCACTAAAAGAGTCCTCGTCTTCTGCTTCTTTAAGTAGTCTTCTTACTTCTTCTTTGGCATTTTCGCCAATAATATTTTTCATGGATTCTGCAATTACCTCTTGATATTGCTTATCAAGAGAATTTTTGGTATCCATGAGACTTTTAATGTAATTGCTTCTAACTGCCATATTTGTATATGTATGTTATTTTCTTATTTTTTAATTATAAATATATTTTCAAAAGCAAAAAGTTGCTTTTTAGGCAATAATTCATAATATAAATATTTGTCTAATATTAAAAAAACACAGATTTAGTATTTTATATTAATAGTAAGGCAGAAAAAGTTTAAAACAGTTTAAAACAAAATTTTATTAATTTTTTGTATTTTTTCTGAAACTAACGTTTTGTCATTTCTTGTTTGGTTATTTTCAATGTACTGTTGCAAGTCTGATATGTCATTTCCAATCCAAGCATTTGAGGTTGATGGTTCAAGAACATCATCCCATCCTATTAATTCAAGGTCATCACCGACTATTAACGTTCCTAATTTTTCCTCAACACTTCCAACTGCTCTTGAAGACACCCCAACTTTAATTCCATCCAACAGCATGTTTGCAACCAAATCGCCACTTGTTGAACATACGCCATATTTTTTATAACCGGGACTTAAATGCAATTTCATTTCGCCAACAAGAGTTCTACCCTCCCAACGCAAATCAAGTATTCTGTGTGCAACATCATGTCCTGATAATGAAGAATACGATGGATGGTCCAAAGCACCAACAGCACTACCATTTGCAACTTGGTTCTCCAAATACTTCTGTACTTCTCTTTTTAAAATATCTTCCGGATAAATTCTTCCATTTGCATTTTTGATACCATATTTCTGAAAAACGGCAGATACAATAAAATCATCCGGTATGACAAACTTATGTCCGTTTTCTATATCTTCCTTAATCTGTTGTATTGTATCTTTTTTGGCTATGACATGTCCATCATGTTCAACAAGCAGCCCATGACCTGTTTGTCCTGCCTTAATCTCATTTAATTGTCCTTTTTCTTTTATGCTATATATTGTTCTCATAAAACCATGTTAAAAGATATAATCATTCTTTTATAAATAGTGTAAACACAAATAAAAAAAGCACTTTACTTAATAAAGTGCTCATTCCCATTTGAGATTATATTTTCTGAATAATTCAATGAGTTTATTATCCAAGATGTCAGAAATGTCTTTCAATGAATTTCTATGTTCTTCCATTCCTGTTTTTACTTTTGGCTTTAAGAATACATCATATCTTAAATGACTTGTCTTCTTATATTTTACGCTTTTCTCAGCAACATCAATAGAAAAAATATAATTTTTCTCATATGACGGTTGATTGTCCAATAGATTTTTGGCAAATATTTCAAAATCAGACTTTATGGAAAGAATTTCCTGTTCATATGTTTTCTTTGGTTCAATCGGTGTTATTCTTACTTTTGCCCTTAAAAACACTACGTTTGGCTTTTCGTCCGTTGTATTTGTACTTATATTTGTTATAAAGTGATTTTGTTTCTCTAATTTATAAACAATAGGTTTAAACCTTGGTCTTGACATTAAATTGTTATTTAAATACAATTTATTAATTCATTCTCAAATATAATGCAAAAAGATGTTAAAACCAAACATTTTTAACATTTTTTAATAACAAAAAAATGCAACCTTTTTGGTTGCATTTCTTATATTTTATCTGTAATTCACATGCATGTTTTGAAGATGGAATTGTGCAAGACGAGGATAACCCTCTTTTGACCAAATTTCAACAATAAAATTGTCATTTGCAAATGAATGTGATTCAGTATCTTCATCGAAGCCTAAATACTTCATTCCATATTTTTGTTCAAGTAAATCTTTTACAACATTAAAATCAAGTACAACATTTTTATCATAAATGTTATAAAAACCATATTCATTACGCAAGTCTTTCACAATATTTGAAGCGAGATTATCTGCGTCTTCTTCCATACATGCAGTGTTTAATTCATCATCATCTGTAATGCCTGTGATATTTCTGATTTGATTATTTGTCAAATCCATTTCATTCAATGCTCTTCTAACACTTTCTCTAATGATTCTTCTGACACTTTCAGCTAATGGCTCTTGCATTTGTGGTTCTGATTGAGGATTAGCCATTTTTCTTCCACGTCTTCCTTTTTTTAAGACATACCTAAGATTATCTGCCCTATTATTATGATAGTTTCCATCAATATGCTCGACATCATAATTTTCAATACCTCCCTCTGGTTCTGGCAACCAAGCATCTGCGACAAGTGTGTGTATAGGTGGTGTTGTTTTAAATCCCGGTAAATCCAGATGAAAGTTTCTTGCATTCTTTCCTGGTGCATCATAGCCACTTGAAATACGGCTTCTCATTGGGTCTTCAAAATCAATAATTCTTATTCTACCCATATTTGAAACCTCATATGCTTTTGTATAGTCAGTATCACCACTGAAATATCTGCCTTTATTTACAATTGGTCTCCATTCTTCTCCTGGAATTTCTCCCTCTACTTCTGCGAACTTTGGATTAATTTCCCTTACTCTTTCCAAGTATTCCTGTTCTGTCTCGCCATCTTTTCTGCCAAGGTCTTGACTTCTGAATTTTGGCTTTTTTATTCTTGGGTTTGTCTTTTTCTGTTTTACTTTATAGACGAATTTACCATTACCAATATATTCAAAATCATCAGGATTCATCCCATATTTCAATCTTATGATTTTTCTTCCCATTGATTCGCTGCCGGGAATTACAAGGGAGTCACCAATTTTGAAATCTGCTTCGTTTATAATGTTTTTTACTACATTATTCACTATCTCGTTAAATAAATTTCTCATTATTCTTATATTGTTAAATATATTATTCTTCTATTGTATTGCAGATTTCCAACATTTCAGCGCAATTAACGATATTTTCTGTCATTTTATCAGAATAGTTTTTTGATTTGACGCTTTCATAAATTTTTTGCCAAGATTCTTTGTCTTCGTTTTCTGAAGTCAAAATAGTGTCATTAATTTTTTCAAGTGTTTGTTTCTTATAATTTTCAAAAATTTCCTTTTTGTTTGTTTTTGAACTCATAAATGTATCAAGAAGTTTCTTTTCGTCTTCATTGATATTTTCATTAATTTTACTTTCTTCCGCTTCTATCTTATCTTTAAAACTATTAAATGTCTTGTCATCTTCAACATTTGTATTTCTTTGAACATTTTGAATATGCTCGGTGATAACATTTGTTGCATTAATAAACTTATTCACATTTTCAAGTTTCTTTTCATTCAATAAAACATATTCTATTGCCTCGTATAGATTTTCTGTTTCTTCCGGAATTTCAACCATCTCATCAAGTTTGTATTCCCTGATAAGTTTAATAAGTCTTTCGTTGTTTTCCTTTATCTGTTTTTTATCAATAGTCTTTATAATGGATAAAGATTCATTAACAAATTCTTTTGGATTTTCCACATAATTTGCCTTTTCAAAAAAATCATATACTTTGAACTGTTCATTTAAGACATTATTGCCTTTAATCATTTTATATGCTTTCTTGATAAATTCCTTGCCTTTTTTGGTTTCAAGCAATTTGTTCATATTTTGTTCAATAATATTGAATATAATACCAAAATTTCTTGATTCACCATACATCTGTGTCATTTTTCCCTCTTCTGAATTAACAGATTGATAAAACAAATCAAAATATCTGTTTGCTTGTTCTCTATCTTTCTCAAACCCTTCAAAATCGCCTTCTGCCAATTTTTTCAAAGCCTGTTGCATTAATGTAGAACCTTTTTGTGAATATTCGTTGAAATCTGCCATTTTATATCTTGTTTATAAACTTTTATTCTTTGAATTTATTTTCGATGTAATCAATCAAATGTTCTGCCACATTGTAATAACCACTGCCATATAATTGTCCGTATTTATAACCGAAAACATTTACGGCTTCTTCATCAACGAAATCCATTATCATATCTTTTGCATATTCTATAAGTTTATCCCTAAATTCTTCTTCTATGAAATCGTCAATACAAACTTGTTGTTTAACAAAATCATTATATAATCTATCTGATAACATTATAAAATCATCATCATCAAGATAATCATCGTAAGTATGAGCACCATGCTTGGAAGACATATCTTCATTGATAAACTTTTTGACAGACTCAGTTATGATATTTCTTAACTCGGTTTCGGTTATTCTTATTGTGCGTCTCATTTTATTGTTATATATTTTTTAATATAAATATCTTATTCATCATTTGAAGAAAGATTGCTATCAATTTTTTCAAGTTGTTTCTTCAAACTGTTCATTTCTTCATTAAGAAAAAATGCTTTATCATAAATATCCACTTTTTCTACATTTTTCTTTTCATTATTAACCCCCTTTACAAGTCTATCTTCTAATATTTCAGCATAGTGTTTTGAACGGGTAAGTAGATTGTTCTTTATTCTTTGTCTTTCATGAAGAACTTTTTTTGACATTTCCCTCAGTAATGAATCTGATAGGTTTGGTGTTGCTGCATTTCCATTATCCAACATTTCATTTCCACCACTGTTTTCATTTCCACCTTCATTACCAACTCCATTTTCCTCTGCTGCCATATCCATGTCCATTTCTCCTTCAGCACCCATATCCATATCACCACCGGATGGTTCGTCACCAAAGTCCATTCCACCACCCATAGGCATTCCGCCACCACCTGATGGACCGCCTTCCATATCATTACCTTCAGCACCATTGTCATCGGTGTATTCAGCACCTGGTTCACCATATATGTTATCAACAGCATCAAACAGTCCTGTTTTCTTGATAATTTGCATTGTTTTCTGTAATTCAGCAGACAATGCGGTTTCAAGACGAAGTTCTTCAAGGTTCTTTTTGATTTCCTTGTCAGACCATTTGAATATATGTTTCCAAGCCCACATCATTGAGGTAAGAGGCATACCGCCACCTGGGTCTGAAACAGCATCTTTTGCGGTTGTAATCTTTTTTGCAAGATTTTCCAGTTCCAACATTTCTGCTTGTGAAGAAGGATTGTTCATTGTTAATGTAAAATTATTCAAATCGTCTTGGAAACCATTCAAATACAAATGGATGATTGCGATTTTATTCAGTTCCATTAATAATGATTGTTGTATTCTGTTTACAGTTCTCGTGAACCTTACGTCAAGCAATGACAAGTTCTTGCCATCACCGGCAGCCTCTTCAAAATTCAAGAATGATTTCGGTACTCTTAATGCCGTAAGTACCTTATTCTGTACAAACTTAATATCATCCATTGCCGTAAGGTTTTGAGCACCTTGCAATGTTTCAATTGGGTTTGCTGCATTATCGTCACGTGTTGGTATGAAGAAATCCTCAGTAACATTCATAAATGATTTTCTTAAATCAATTTGTCCTGTTAATGGGTCAACAATTGGTTTTCTTTTGAAATTATTCGCAATTTCTTGTACATATGCCTGCACATCTGCCTCGTCAATTGCACCAACGTTAATCTTAAACACACGTCTTTCAATAGACCTGTCTAAACGATAGATAAGCATCATATCCTCCATCATTGAAAGCATTCTAAAATGTCTTCTTGCCTTGTTTAAATAAGACACACCATATGGCAAGAACATTGAATCATATAATAATCTGAAATGGGCTATCTGCCAATTCCTGTATGGTATATAATCATTTTGTCCAATCCATGCAAATTTTGTATCTTGTGGTGCATTCTCATCAACAGTTGTCAAATTAGTCATTGGAGTTGCGTAAGGTGTATTTTGTCCGTTTTCCCAACGTTCCATTTCGTACACAGGCAACTGTTTCCAACCAAGTACACCATTTTTTGAATCTATATTTAACAACATGAATGTATTACCATATTTACACATACTTCGGCAAATCATAGGAAGCATTGTGTGTATTGACAAACGATTGACAAATAAATCTTCAAGAATATTCTTAACACGGTCTGACCGTGAACTAATATTCACCATTGTACCATTCTCATTGATAAACGTACTTTCTTCGGATACAATATCAAGTGCAGCACCAATTTCTGGGAATGCATCCATCAAATCAGCATCTCTATACATAAGTCTTACGTCATTCAGACCTGCAAGAGACTGGTTCGTAATATCATAATTTGCCTTAATCCATTGTTTTCCTAATAATGCTTGTTGTTTTGCTTGGAGCAATTTTTTCTCATAATCCTCTCTCGAATTTGCGGTTGCAATTATATCGGAATTTGTATTTGGTGAAACAATATTGTAATTGTTCGACATATAGTTTTTCTGTGTGCTTCCGTTTGAAAGAACTCTTTGAAGACGTTGAAAAACTGTAAGATTCTCATTTGCCATTATATATCATATTCATATACATTATTATATAAATATAGAAATAAAACACTCTTTTTTCCAAAGATATTATTTCCTTACTTTGTAACCACCCAACATTACACATGCAACGACAAACTTGTTATAATCTTTTTCTCTATCATTACCAAATGGACTAAACTTTTTTGACATTTCCCTGTTGTTTGATATATTGACATTGTTTCTTAAATGTTTTGTGTTCATATCGGTATTTTCTGAATTATTGACCACCCAAGATTGTACGATTGAACTGTCTTTCTTTTTCAATTTATCGGTTTTGAGCATATAATATTGCAATACAAATAATCCCATTGCAAGACAAGTAAGGTTATCGTCATGAGCACCGTCCATATGGTCTGGTCTACCATTCTTGAAAATCCACGTATCAAGTTCCGAAATAACCCTTTCACTTCTAACTCTGAATACATTGCCTTTAAGCAACTCCACAAAGTTTGAAATCATCTGAATACGTAAAGCATTACTCCTAAAACCAGGCAATTTTTCATCGTCTTTTTTGTTAAAGAGTTTTTTTGCATAATCATTTGTATAAGTCTTAAGGGTATTTGTCTCATCGTAATACAGATTAGGGTAATTGAGTTTCATCATTGTTAATACAACAGCATCCCCATAACCGCCTATACACTCAACAACGGCCAACGCATTATTATATACACGTCCATACTTATCTGCCAAAACACCAAGGTCATCACCATTCATTTTGCCGTTATATTCCAATACTTGATTAAAGTATGGTATTCCTTCTTCATCAATTGCATCAACATCAATTATTTCAATTGAAGATGAATCTTCTCCGCTACCGGAAGACGGGTCAATGCACATTAGATACCTATGTTCAGGATTTGGGTCTTCCCATATCCAAGTATCTTTTATAAAAACATCCCTTAATTTCCAATCATCGGTAATTTTTATTACGTTTTGTTTTAAATGTGCATCAATAACCTCAACCGGTACAACATTATCGGAAGAACCTAAAAATGATACAAGTATTTCTTGTGCAATTTTCTGTGCATCATTATTAAATGATTTACATATATTTACAAACCAAGGAGAAGTTGGTGTCCATCCCTCTTTTTCCAAATTTCTCCATCGTTCCTCGTCATATATTATATTCCCCTTTTTGTCAATAACTGGGTCAACATCCCATTCGGTTTCACCTGTTTTTTCGTTTTTCTTATACCATTTAAGGTTTTTGTTATATCTTGGGTCTTGAAACCATTTAAATTCAACAATGTGAAAATTGTTTTCTTTTTTCAATGCTTGTATATATGTTTTATAATAAAGTTGGTCTTTACCATTCGGTGTGGAAATCATAAAACATTTTGGGTCGGCTACTGTTGCCTGACAAGCCCTTGCAGCCGAATATCCAGAAACATCAGCCAAAAACGATGCTTCGTCAATGATTACGGTACGCACTGCTGATATACCTCTACTTGCGTGCGGTGTTGAAGCACGTGCATAAACTTTACATCCATTAACCAATTCAACGTAATTTTTATTACGTTTAATATAAATTGATTTCTTATTTTTTTCACTATCTGGGTCAGCAGAATAAAATTCATTACCCCACATCCATCTTGGTACTTGGTCAAGAAAATTAACAATTTTATTTAATAATTCAACTGCTTGGTCTAATTTATTAGCAATACACAAAGTTATTTCAGGTGCATTTCTTTTGGCAAATACCATTTCCCCACAAGTATATGCTGCTGTTAAAGTACTTATGCCACTTTGTCTACATTTAATACTTATTGTTTCTGCATAATTAGCACAACTATCTAAATATGCTTTTTGTCTTGGAAACAATTTAAAGGGTACTTCATGACCTTCCATTGCATCAAAAGTATGCAAATAATTTTCTATAAAATAGATTCTTGTTTTATCTTTATAGCATCTTATGTACTCTTCTTGTTTAGACATCTTTAATCTCTTTTTTACCGTTTATTTTTAACCATGTATAATCATTAATCCACCCTTTTATTCTCGCACGATTATAACAAGACTGATTTTCTTCTCTAAAATCCTTTAACAGCATATATTGTTTGGCAATCTCATAACTTTTTTCATAAGTATATTTTACTCTTCCGCCACCACAAGAACCACTGTATTTTCCTGTACATCCTTTATTCAATACATTATATCCCATTTTCCTATATTCATTTACATAGTAATCTTCATAATATCTACTTTCTTCTGGTGTTAAATTATCAATTAGTACTATTGGTTGAGGTATTTCCATATTTAATGCTATAAAATAATCATGCACAGTTCCACTTAATTTATGTCTATTATGTCTCACCTTTAAATTGGAAGTTAAGCCAATATATGCAATATTAAGTTCATCATTTTTATAAACATAAACACAATGAGATTTTTTAAAATTATTCATTGGTTCAATTACAGCAGGAACAAACCAATCCATTTCTTTAAGCCAACCAGCCCTCATTGCTGCAATATAACACCCCTTCTCATTCTTTTCAAATTCAACTTTTGTTTTAAATTTTCTACCAATTTCAAAACACAAATCCTTTGTCCATTTAGAAACTACTTTTTTCCGCTTTGGAATCCATGTATAATCATCAATCCACCCATTTTTTACAGCAACTTGATAACAAGAACCATTATTTTTTTCAAACTCTGTTCTTGTTTTATATTTCTTTGCTTCCTCATAGCAATGTTCATAATTCCAATAACCATTTTGCTTAATTTTTCTATTAAGCCAATCAAAATCTTTAATCCAATTATTTTCTACCGAAATATTATACCCTCTCCCTCCTTTTTCTCTAAATTCATTTAAAGTTGTATATTTCTTCGCTTCTTCCAAACAAGTTTCATATGTCCATTTCTTATTATGTGATGGCGGTGTTTTCATCCATGTATAATCTTTTAACCATCCCTCTCTTAGTGCGGCTTTATACGCCCCACGTTTTCCTCTTTGAAAGTCAACTTTACATTTATATTTCTTTGCTTCTTTATAACAACGTTCATATGTCCAATAATTACATGGTTTAATAATTTCTTCAAACCACGTAAAATCTTTCATCCAATTATGACGATATGCAGCATCATAAGCACGTCTGCTATTATTTCTAAATTCTATTTTTGTTTTATATTTTCGTGCCTCTTCACAACACTGTTCATATGTCCAAGTACTTTTTCCCATGATTTTATTACATTTTTTTATATAAATATAGTTATTACAGCAAAAATACCTCGTTCATTATATTTTAAGCATATAAATTTATATAAATAGTGTTGTGAAAACAAAAAAATCCTAACAAATGTGTTTTTTTGTTAGGATTAATATTTTTTTAATAACCATAATTGTCCGTAATCAATTCTTCTGGTGTAAAATACTCATCATCATTGATTTGTATTGTTGAATCATTTTTGGTCTTAATATAATCGTCAAATTCATCCTTGTCCTTATTGTAAGTTATCCTTTGAACGATTTCATCTATATTTCTTTTTCCCTTTTTTGTTCTTGCAAAAATTTCCTTTAATGTTGAATTAAATTCCTCAGTATCCATTTGGGACAATTCCATTAGGAAAAAATTAATACCAATTTCCAAAATATTATATCCACACTCAGATACTTCATCTTGTATTAGTTTCCACAACGCATAACCCAGACGCATATCCCAAACTTCAGCAATCTTGAAATCTGCTTTACTGATAACATATTTTGCTTTTTCTACATTGTCTGGTAAACCATGTGAAATAGCCAATTCAAGGATACCTTTTACGGTTTCTTCAAAAAGAATAGGGAATAATAACCCCTCTGCCTTAATAATCGGATATTCGTCTTTTGAAGATATTGTGACATCCACCTTACCACCATCAGTTGTTTCTTTTGTATTTAAAGTATCTTTGCTAATATACAACAAGAGATTATTATAGTCTATCATTTTTTTGTATAATGATGGCAAATCCGGATTTATTTCGAAAATTTCCTTAATATAATTTCCTATGTAATTCATGTAATACATGGATGCACCTGCCACCAATGCATTTAGCATTCTCCTTTTATATATTTCCCCACTTAAATAATTCATATCCTCAATATCATCAAATGAAAAACCCTCTGTTTTTTCCGGTACAAGTCTTTCCGTTGACGTATCAATTTTATTAACTATTTTTCCTTCCATTTTGAGAGTATCCGAAGGTATATCAAACATTTCTGTTATTATCTTATAAGATAAATCTTCAAGTGCCTGTATATTATCTTTTTCAATTTTTCTGCATTGACCAATAATTGTGGACAATTCGTTTTCCAACACTGTAATATCCTCAATATCAGTCTTCTCGGCAATCTCATTAAATGTATCGGAAACAAGATTGACAATAAATTTTTCCTCCTCTTCGGGTGGAAAAGCAGGATGTTCGCCCAAAGAAGTCCTATTTGTCCTAAGTGACTTGATTATATGTTTTGGTAACTCAACCATAATGTTTTTCTTTTTGTTTATTTGAATGCTTTTGCAAAATCTTTTAAAGTAAATACTTCAGAATTTTTCTTTAATGCTTTTAATCTATTTTCTTGAAGTTGTTTTTTTGTGATTAATTTATTTTCACTTATAACAACATTTGCATTTTGTTTGTCTGTAGTAGATAATTGTGGTGATTGATTATTTTTTTCAAGTGGTGCAACAACTTCAAAATTCTCTTTTGGAAGACCATTTTCTTGTGCTGTATTTCTTGCCTTCTCAATGTCACTACTATTATTGCCTGCTGCCAAAACCTGTGTTTTGTTAATTGCAACACCCTCTTTAAGTGCCATCTTATATTGTTCTTCTGTAATACGAAATTTTCTTGCCATTATTATAATTCGTTATATGCTTATTCCTCTTTATAAATATACTTACCAAAGGAAATATTTCCAAAAACAATAAAAGCAGCCCATACGGACTGCTTTGTAATTTTTAACATCTTTTTTATTTAAAGAAAGGTGCTGTATAAGGACGTGTAGTGTATATGTCACCATTTTTTGGCTGTTGCCGTGGTGTGTTTTCAACACTATTATCAAGTACACCATTAACAATTTCTTTTATCTGTCTGTTTTTTTTAAAACGTCTGAAACTTTCATTCATTTGTGGCATTGTGTCCTGACCTTGTTGCTGTGTATCGTCTTGTGGTATATCCTGACCATCCATTTGGTTGTCTTGCGGCATATCTTGCTCTCCACCATCATCTTCCATTGAGAAATCTTCATCAGCCTTTACTTTATCAATAATTTCCTCTGCGTCTTCCTCTGACAACCCTTTCATTGCTTGTTTGGTAATCATTCCTGCAACATATTTGTTTAAATCAACGTCTGGCTGACCATTGTTGTCTGTATATTTTTGCAAAGTTTGACTTAATTTTCCTGTCAACTGTTGAATATACTTTTTGGGGTCTTGTTCCTCGTCTGCTTCGACACCCGCATCAAAGTTTGTGTCAAATTGATTTGGTACTTCACCCATCTGGCCATCCATTGGCATTTCTTGACCCATATCTTGACCTTGTTGCATAAAATCACCACCCATGTCATTACCCATTTCTGGCTGCATGTCCATAGGTGGCATATTCATAGAAGTATCCTGTGAACCATTGTTCACTTTTAATACTTTACGTTCACTTAAACTTTTTTTTTATTGCCGAAAAGTTTTCTGATAACAGATTCCATAACCTGCTCAACAACTTCATCATAAGGAGAACTATCACCAATTTTCTCTGCATATGGCTGTTCACCTTGTGCTGACTCATCATCCCACTCTCTTGCACCATTGATAGCAACTTCCTTATTTGGAGGTGTGGTCATTGGCTGCTTGCGCCAAGCAGGGTGTTTACCAAAAACATTAAGTTTATCTTCTGATAATTTTCTCTTGTTACGTTTGCTTTCGTACATTCCAAAATCATCACCATAGTAACCATCATCATAATCATCTTCATGGTTTAACAAACTTTGAATGTCTCTGTTTGCTCTGTCAACCGTAAATTCGTTGCCTAAATCATTGTTATATGCTGCTTCGTCATCATCTGGAACAATTTCAAAATCAGTATCAACGTCATTCCAATGGTCTTCTACCTCAACGTCATCGTCATCATCCAAACCAGCAACATCATCAGCGTCAACGGCTTCACTTATAACATCAACAAATGGGTCTCCGTCCTCTGTTTCAACGTCAGTTGTTCCGGGGGCAGGACTGCCTTGGTCATTTGGATGGTCATAAACAACAGAATCACCATTACCCTCTTTGATAATTGGGTCAGTGTCAGCCTCTGTCTGATTACTCTTCTCACCAAGTTCATCTGTAAATGGGTCTGAAGAACCAACATGTGTATCACTTGAAGTATCCATGTAGTTCTTATTATCATTCCAAGCGAGTACTTGTTCCTCAGTTAATTTAAGACGAATTTTCTTACCTTTGTTTTCATTAACTCTTACAACCTTACCGCCACTTGGATGCTCAGAAGCAACATTATTGTCTGGTTCATAAGTTTCTTCATTTGTCAAATACTCAGCATCTGTCTTAACACTTGGTTTCTTATCGGATTGCATATTTTTCTCAACTGAAGATTTTGCATCCTTGTCATAAGGTGTTCCGGCAGTTTCATGATTGTGCTCTTCTTTTGTGAAGTCTTTTTCACCATTTGCAACACCAGATTCTGTATAAGGAGCATTAACTTCCTTTTCACTTGGATTCTTTGCAGGTGCTTCGGGTAATGTATGTTCAGAAGGAATTTCACCATGACCATTATCTTCCTTGAGAATTTTTGACACATTTCTTGTAATGGTTTTAAAACGGTCAATTTCTTTACGCATACTCTCTGTAATGCTATCTTCCCAATCTGCTTTTTCTACCGGTTTTTCAATAATTACCCTATCTTGCTTGTTTACAGCCTCATTAATTGACATAATTTTTAAGTCAAGTGCATTTGAAGCCTTGGCGTATGAACTATACTCATTTTCTTTTCTGTTATTAAAACCACCGATATAATCAAAATCCTCTGCAAGTACTTCAGTGTCTTTCTGAGGTGCTTCCATTATATAAAATTTTGTAGATTCACGAACAATACCATATGTTTTACCGTTAGCGGCTTTCTTTTTAAACTCTACAATTGGCTTTGAAGACTTTGAACTATTTTCATTCACACCAAAATTAATAAGGTGTTTCATTGTTGCAATTTGCTCTTCTGCTGATTGTTTTCTAATCATGATTATTTTATTGTTTTTAACTATAGTTATTTTATATTATAAATATTATTCAATTAGCGAAAAAATTTCCAAAAAAAATTACTTATTGTTCAAACCAACACCACTATTATATTTGGCAAATTTTAAAATTAAATCAAAATACATATCACTATGTGGCAATTCACGCCCTTGGTTTTCCCAATACCTTTTAATTTGTTGTGGTCTTGCTGCTAAAACAGTTATCACTTTTTTAGTTTTTTCATTTTGTATTATAATGTATGCTCTATTTGTTATCGTATGTATTTCATTTCCATTTGGATGTCCTGTATCAACGATAAATGAATAAACCGGTTCTCCTTTTGTCCGCAAATTATATGCTTCGGACCTTTCACTTCTATCAACGCCCCAATGTGCGGTATGTTCTGCTTGTGAAAAATCAATTGGATTTGGTAATTGACGTAAAACTCTGAATTTTTGTCTTGTAAAACCATATGCCATCTCATTTATGATTTGTGAGATATGCGGATTAACATTTTCTTTAATTGAGTTTACTTTGTTATAGACATTGTTTATTATTTCCCAAATCTTATCGAGATAACCAGTTCGTCTCAATACTTTCCACACAATATTATATGTACCCATTTCACCATGTTTTTGCAGACTTTCCTTTCTTTGTTTTACAAGTCTGTCAAAAAGTTTTTTCATCTTGGTACTCAATACCTCTAATTTATGGTTATCTTTTTCCATTTTAAGTTGTTCATCAATATTGTCAATTTCAGTAATGAGTTTTGCAGAAATCTCTTTTATACTGTCTTCATTTATCTCAGCATCCTGAAAATCATTCGGTTCTACAAGCCACTCATTCTTCTCTAATGAGTAAATACCACTGCTTGGATTATCATTGTTTATATCCTCAACATACATTTCAACAGGAAAACCATATATCTTCAGACCCTTATGCTCTTCTGACCATAATTGCTTTTTACTATCGAAATAGTCTTGCACAAAATCAGTCTTTTTCCACACCTCTTTATAATCAACCAATATATGAACATCAACATCAGAGTACTTTGACCAATTATAATTGGCAATAGAACCCGTCAAAACGATATCTTTCGGTTTAACCCATTTGATATTCAATGAATCATAAAATTCATCAGCCAAATCCAAAAGTTTAAGCCTTACCCTTGAATTGATTTTATTATTAATCCAAAACTTGGGGTTTAATTCGTCTTGTATCTCAAAAGATTTCAAATTGATATCTTCTGCCTCTACTTCATTTATCTGCTGTTCCCCCATAACAGCACAGTCACCTGCTGTCGCATTTAACATAATATCTTGTCTTACATATTTTTTATCTTCCATAACATTGAAAGGAAATGATTTTAATATACCTCTTAAAATGATTGGTGTTTCCAATCTTCGCCAATTTTTAATATAATTAGACTGTACAGGTTTTGCCCCACTGTGTAATGTACATAATGTTACATGTTTGTTCGGATTGTCACTTATGCACTCAGTATCTACCTTTACCGCCATGACATCACTTGATATGCCTATGTGGGTTGCTGTCATTATAAACTCATCACCCATATGTTCTTCACAATACCGTACAATATCGGGTGTAAAGTTTGTTTTATATACAATAGTCATATGGTCACAGAATACCTTGTCATATTCATTTGGCAATAAACCATATAATTCTTCTTTTGAATGATTGTCAAGAAATACGCCATAATAAACCACGTTATTATTGGAATTTTCATTTAAATTCTGTGATTCATCATCCATAAAATAATCAGAACGTTTGAAACCATATTGTTGCAAAATCTTCATTACGAATAATTCATTAGACAATTGGTGATTACTCAGTTCAAAAACGTGGTCAATAAACTCATTGAAACCGTTTTGTGTACCATCATAAAAACGTTTGTAGATTTTATCTATTGAAATACCGTTTATTGTTTCAACCCTAAGACGTTTGTCCATTATGTCTATTTTCTTGTCTGTTACAAGATGGCTGTCATTCATCCATCTGAAATTAAATTCATTAAATGTGTTTTGGTCAATTTCAAAAGAAAACCTAAAACCGTGGTCGTAATCGTCACTGATTGTAAACCATATGACATCATAAGGGCAGTCACCTCTATGTTCTGCTTTTGGGTCTAAATACCCATCATAAAATATATCACACATATCAAATATATTTCTTGAACTGTGATATGCCTTTATTTTAAAATTTTCTTTGTCACGATAATAACGTGATATATATTCATTGACCATTTTTCAACATTTTGCAACGTTATTTGACGCAAAAAGTGCGTCATTTATTAAATTATCTTAAAATAGGACGTTTTATCAAAAATAAATATCATTTTATTTGGTAGTTTCAAAAATTTAACTTACCTTTGCACAAGAATTTATAAACAATTTAATGTCTAACAGAAAATTAAAAAGTAAAATGGCAAACAAACAACAGTCAAAGGAAGAGATTGAAGAGATTAAGAAACAAATGCGTGACCTGATGAATGTGGTGACACCAAAACACCTTTATGATTACCTTAATCAACATGTCATTGGCCAGTATGAGGCGAAAAAACTGATTTCAGTGGCAGTTTATAACCACTACAAACGTTTTTGTGATTCAATCTATGGTTATACCAATGATGTTGAAGATAATCCTTATAAGGATGTTACAATTGAAAAGACTTCCTGTATAATTGCAGGAGAAAGTGGTACAGGAAAAACTTATATGCTCAGAATGCTTGCAAAATATCTGAACATCCCTTTCTATATTCAAGATTCTTGTACTTTAAGTGCAAGTGGATATGTTGGTGATGATGTTGAAAACGCAATACTTGGGGCTTTAAGAGATGCTAATTATAATATACAAGCCACACAACATGCAATAATTGTATTTGATGAATTTGATAAATTATCTCGCAAATCAGAGAATCCATCTATTACACGTGATGTTGGCGGTGAAGGAGTTCAACAATCTCTTCTTAAATTAGTAGAAGGAACTATAGTAAATGTTCCGCCAAACGGTGGGCGTAAACATCCGGAGCAAGAATGTATTCCTGTAGATACTTCTAATATTTTATTTTTTGGTATCGGTGCTTTTGACGGTCTTGAAAAAATCATTGAGAGACGTAAAAATAAAAAGACAATAGGTTTTAATAACACTAGTTGTAATCAGAACGATGAAGAAGATTTACTTGCTGACATTACCACTGATGATTTAAAAAAATTTGGACTTATTCCAGAACTTATTGGACGTTTCCCACTTGTCACACACACAAAAAAACTAACAGAACAAGAATTATTTCAAATTTTAACAGAACCTAAAAGTTCAATTATCAAACAATATCAGAAAATGATGTGGATTGATAATATTGAATTATTATTTGAAGAGAAAGCACTTAAAGAAATTGCACACATTGCATTTGAGAAAAAAATTGGTGCAAGAGGTCTTAGGGGCGTAATTGATAAAGTGTTAAGTGACATCATGTTTGAAAATGGTGGCTTTCATGAAGAAAAGAAGAAAATATTAATTAAAAATTCAGATATTTTAAAATATTTTTAAAAAAAGTCCAAATCAACAGGATATGTTGGCATTTGTCACTATTTATAATTATAATAATTAATAAAAATAGCAACAAATGATTAAAAAAGAAATAAACTATAATATAAAATATGAAGAATTTATTACTGAAATATTAAAAAAATATACCCATTATAGTCAATTTAGTGCATTAAAATGTCCACATGGTACAAAAGCAAGACATATAAATAGTTACCTTATTGCTGAACACAATGGATGGTTAGAACGTGTAAAAAATGATATTGAGAAAAATCATGTTCTAATGAAAGAAAAAGAATATGAGTCTTTTAAAGAAAAAGTAAAAGCAAAATATAAGACATATGAAGAACTAATAAAAGATAAAAAAAGCAGGGAATATTTTCAATTAAGTCATAATAAATGGTACAAAAAAATAAAAAATGATGTTTTTCAAACATATAAAGATAGAAAAGAAATAGGATATTGGAATAATTTTGAAAGATGTTTAGAAGAAAGTAAAAAGTATAAGACAAGAAGAGAATTTGCAAGTAAAAGTGGTACTGCATATTATTATTCCATAATCAATTTTATTGATAAAGATAAAAATATAAAATGGATTGATGAAATGATACCGCTACCAAATATGGATAATAAAATAGGCAATGTTTATTATTATTTATTTGAAGGAAATAATAATGTAAATAAGGCAATTTATATTGGTATATCAATACATCCAGAAAAACGTGATATAGCACATAGAAGAGGTAATAGTGCAGTTTATAATTTTGCCCAAAAATATAATTTAGAAATACCAGAAATGAAATTTCTAAAAAGAAATGTATCAGTCAAAGAAAGTAAAAAATTAGAAGGGGAATATGTAAATTTTTATAAAAAACAAAATTATATTATATTAAATAAAGCAAAATGTGGTGAAAATAGCAGTTCTGTTGGTGCATATGATTCTAATGACATTTCATTTTTCACATATGAACAATTATTAGACCGCATAAAAAATGTAAAAAAATATAAAAATTATAATGAATTTTTGGGTACGAAAGAAAAATGGACAGAAGAATATCATAAGGCATTTAACGAATCATGGATTCGGAAAATTTGTAAAGACTGCGGTTTTAAAACAGGACACAGTTATTACAAAAACTTTGATGAATTTCTTGAAGATGTTAAATCTAAATATAAAACTTATAATTCCTTTAGATATAAAGGAAATGATACAAGGCATAATTCTAATGAATGGGTCACAGCACTAAGACATAATAAAGAAAAATGGTTATTAAGAATAACAAAAGAATTATTCAGTGAAAATATTAAAGATACTGAAAATTTTCTTTTAAAAAGTAAATGCAAATATGTATGATAGATAATGAAAAATTATTTGTTGATTCCTTCCCTGCACATTTCTTTGTAGAAATGTATTACAATAGAGACAAGAAAAATGGTGGTTTCATATACGAGGAAAAATTAGACCATTCACATTTCACACAACTTTGTGAAAGTTATGGTGTATTCAATGGTTGTGAGGAAATCACAAAAGAAATAATGGACATTGTTGATTATATGTTAAAAAATAATGTGGAAATTTTTAAAACTAAAATTAACAATAATACCTTTATTGAAAATGTTGAAATAAAATTGACAAATACTTCTAGTTCAGCATTTTACGGTGATTCACAAATTAAAAATGGAAAATATAACCCATTACGTCTACGTATCGGAATTGCTACCACAAAAAGAAATATAATGTCCTCCATTATGCATGAGTTATTACATGCATATGAAAATCAACAAAGATACGTTAATAACGCACCATCAATGGGAAAGGCTGCACGAACGATTGGTTATGACAAAAATCCAATAAATAAGACAGTTTCGTACAATGATATTAAACAAAAAATATCATATATATTATATCACTTCACTGATTTTGAAAGAAACGCATATATAGCACAAATAAAGGGTGAACTTGAAGCATGTGATAAGTCGTTTTGGGATATAAAGGATGCGTTTGATTTTATTAAAACAACAATTCCTTATAGAAATTATCAAAAAATATTCAGTTTTTGTTCTGAATTATGCGAGATAGAAAATAATAAGGTTCAAAAAGATATTTTGGACTACACATCTGAATTGTCAAACTACAATTTTAAAACATATGACAGTTTCAGAAATTGGCTAATTATGAAAATGAAAAAATATCAACGGAAATTCAATAATATTTTACCAAAAATTGCTGCTGAATATCTCACATTATCAGAATCGTTTAATCAATCAATGAATTACCTTATATAATAAAAAAAAGCAGCGTTAATAACTACAAAGTTGATGGTCCAACCTAATAACACTTTCAAACTTTGGTGCGCTGCTTTTCTTATTATAAATACTGACTTAAAAATCGAAAATAATAAAAAATATAACTTATGAGTAATGAAAATAAAATTAGGAATGGATGACGTTATAAACGTTGGTAAAAACAATAAAATAACTGTTTCTGAATTAGTACCAGTTAAAGGGGAAATATTTAACTTAATTAAAAAAGGTTTCGAATTTGATGATGAAGTTCTTGAAAAAGCACACATAAAGAAAATGGTCAGGGACGAAAAGATTATCAATGTAATAATAGAACACACGCCTGAGAAAAAGAAAACATATAATAAGGAATCAGAATCACTTAAAAATATTCTGAAATCGTTAAACACAATTGACAAACAGAATGAGGACACATTCCTCAGTGAAGATAACACTAATCAAGATACTGAAGAAACTTTTTTAAATGAAGAAGAATAACTATAATATAATCGCATTTGCAGGACGTAAGAGAAGCGGTAAAACTTGTTTATGCAAAATGTTACAGCAAGAGGAAAATGCTGTAATCATAACGATTGCCAATTATCTTAAATACCTCTGTTGTGAATTGATGAACATGTCATATGAAGAACTAATTGAGAAAAAGGATAATGGTTATACATTTAATGTTGTTCCTGACGAAAAATGGCTTAATATAATAAGTAAAAGAACTGATATCAGTATTGAAAACATCAAAAACGAACTGCAAGACAAACATATTACCTCAATCAGAGAATTACTTCAAGTAATCGGAACTGACGTTATCAGAAAATATAATGAGAATTGGCACGTACAGAAAATGATTGAGGAAATAGAAAGTTATTCAGAAGACAAACTCATCGTAATTGACGATGTACGTTTTCCAAATGAAAAAGAAGCCATTTTAAATCGTTCTGGTGAGGTTTTCTTTATTGTCAGACCAAAAGTATCTGAAGTATCAAATCATGTGTCAGAAACGTCTTTAAAGTGGCAAGATTTCGATTATAGACACATCATCATCAATGATAACATTACAGAGAATAAGTTAAAAATGGATTTCCTTATCCATTACAGATATAACTTTGATTTCTTTCTTATGAAATCTATTTTTCTGTATGAAAATGAAAATTTGCTTAAATGTTCTGATTTCGGGACTAATTATGATAGGGACAAAGAACTTATTGAAGATATTCTGAGGCAGAACAAAGATAAAAAATGCTTTAATGATTATGGAATTATCAGATATAAAACATGTTCAAGACAACTGGCAAAAGAATATGTTGAAAAAGTTGATGATAGTATCAGTTTTATAGAAGACCGTTGTAATGAGTTTATCACATGTAACCCTCTGATAGTAGAAAATCTTAAAATCTATATATAACAATGGCACAGAAAAAGAAAAGAAAGAAACTTTCACAAGAAGAGATTTTCCTCAAAGCCTTTAAAAAGGCAAACAGAGAAATCGAAATGGAACGAAATGATGGGAAATGGGTATGCACCCATCAAGTTTGGAAAAACAAAAAAGCATATAACAGAAAAAGAGATAGAAAGTTTAATACTGACTATCTCTTTTGTGTTTGTTTATATGAACTAATGTCATGAGCCACCTTTCTTACCGATAATTAAAGTAGTATTCTCAATTTCCAATGTAGGAAGTTCATTCTCAATCCTTATAATATCTGTCTTATTGTTATTAATTTGCGTGGTGTTTTCATTGATTTGTGCCTGTTGTGCAGCATCACCATCAATGTTTTCATTTAATTTGTCATTAAGTTCATTAATTTGCACTTGTTGAGCGTCATCACGACTTTCATTTTCTTCAAGTGCTGTTTTGTTTGCATCAATTTGTTCTTGCTGTTGTCTGTCAACTTCATCATTACGTTCAATTGCTTCTTTGTTGGCATCAATCTGTTCTTGTTGAGCATCATCACGGTTTTCATTGTCTTCCAAGGACTCTTTCGTCTTGTCAATCTCTTCCTTATTGGAATCAATCTTCTCGTCCTGTTCCTTGTCTTTCTCAGTACCAATCCTGTTTTTACCGATAATGCCGACACCTTCACCATAATCCCAACGATTTTTGGTTTGTTCAACTTCTGAATATAACTCGTTCATATATATGTGTCAATTTTATTTAGCAAAGTTATTATATGGTTTTACCAACATGCCTTGTAGTCTTGAAGAAACCAGTAAACGAAACCACAAATTATCCATTAACTACTGAATATGTATTGTTCTCACCAATTCCCCTAGACGAATCTACTGCATAGTAAGCCATATATTCTTTCTTAATAGATTCTATCTCATTTTTCAAATTTGCAATTTCATTTTTTAATGAAGTATTCTCCTGTGTCAAAGTTACTATCCTTGAATTTAAATCATTCAAACTTGCCGCTACAACTTCTTCAGATTCTTTAAACCCTTCAACATCTTCATTTACCTTTATAATGTTTTCATTTAAAACAGATAAAGCACTTATAACAGATTCTTGTTCCTCAAGACTAAGACCGATTTTGTAACTTACACCGTTGGGCAACTTAATGTGCTCCAATCTTGGCGTTGCTTCGTTAGTATCAATTATAACATTTGTTACTCCCTTTAAATCTTCTGCCATAGTCCTACTTTTCTATTTATTTTTAATTTTTTGTTATTTAATGCAAAGCATCCTATTCTAAATATAGGACACTCTGCATTATATTGTCAAGTTTTTAAGCACCTGTTTTCTCAGATATTCCGAAGAACTCAAGTGTTGTACCGTCTATCTTGTATTGTACAGCAGCAAGGTCTTTTTCAACTTCCTTTAACTTGGCGTCAAGGGCATCCAAGTTGCCTTTTACTGTTGTAGCACTTCCACCATAGTTAGTAGTTGGGGTAAATACACGCGAACCTTCAGTACCGGTTAAGCCAACTTTACCAGCAATCTCATTTTCAGCATCTTTTGCACGTGTTTCTTCCGCTTTAATTGCAGCATCCAATTTAACGTCAGCATCATTTAATGATTCAGCTTCATTAATGTAGTTTGCACTTGTGTTTGCAGTATAAGTTTGACCTTCCTGTCCATCAACAGCCTTACGAGCAGCAATTTCAGCATCAAGAGCCGCCTTAGAAGCAACGTCAGTTAAATTAATTGTATATGTGGTAGAACCATCAGCATTATTTGCAGTAGCAATTTCCATGTTATTACCTGCGTCCGTACCCCCAACAACCTTTGTTGTAGCAGCAGCCTTGGCATCGTCAATCTGATGTTCCAACTTAGAAAGAGCACCTTTCACATCATCTGTGGCAGCAATTGCAGTAGAAGCAGGTTTTTCACCCTTTGCATAACCATTAAGGACAGCATCGGAAACATTAGCCTTTGTAGTTGAAACCTTACCATTAGATTCGCTAACAGAACTTACATACTGTCCAGCGGCAACGGTGTCACTTGCATTAAGAGCATTAATCTTACGGTCAATCTCATCCTTGATACCACTAATCTTAACACCATCAGCACTAACGGTTAAGAAATCAACTGGTGTCTCTTGGCTATCTTTTTCAGATGTTGCATCAATCTTAACACTTACTTCACCGCCATTTACTTGAAGACCGTTTTTAAATTCACTTTCACGAAGGAAATCAGCTACAGGAATTTCAACGAGTGTATATATTCCCTCCCCATTTTTATATTCGATAAGAAGAACTTCTGCACCAGTAGTAGGACCGTCAGTAATATCACCGGTTGTTTGGTTTACTGTTGCACCGGTATGTCCAAGTTGTGCGGTAACAAATGCATTATCTTTTGGGACAATGATTGCAGCAGAATCAGTTACATCTCCCCAAGCACCACTTTCTCCAACTTTTTGCTGAATTTTATATTCAGCATAACTTGTACTTGCGGGATTAGCAACAGAAACAATTTTGTAACTCTTTGCTGCACCATCTACGTCATCAATAGCATCTTTCAACTCCTTGAATGCAGCCTGTGCAGTAGTAGAAGTAATACCGGCAGCAGAGTTATCAACACTAACCTGTGTAGCAGGAACAGTGCCAACAGCAAGTTTGGTTACAGCAGATGTGCCTTCACCTTCTGTCTTTTTTATCAAAGTGGACCCATCAATGTTAAGGTCAACGGTATATAACGGGTCTTCGTTGTCACTTAATGCGGTATTTGTACTATCAACTGAAAGTACGCTTCCATTAGCAGCAGCAACTTTGGTCTGTGCAATAGGAGTTGCATTACCAGTACCGAATTTAATTTGTTTTAATACAGCCATATTAATATTATTTAAAATTTATAAATTTATTATTTTCTTTTGAAATATATCATATATAAATATTATCTCTTTCAAGAAAAATACAAAAAAAATG